TGCCCTACTTCTATACACAAGGGAGTTGGTAAACCAGAAAGGAGGTGATAGATATGAGAAAAATGCTAACCGTATGTGTAGTATTAGTAGCTCTGTGTCTAGTAGCAACCTCTGTGTTTGCTGCCCTAAGCTTACACTGGGAGCTTGATGGTAAAGAGGGATGGGACGTAACGGGGAACACCTGCCGGTACAATCTAAAGGAGATAAAGATCTACTTGGATGGCTGGGATACGACATCGTTCCATTCCGAGATGCTCTTGGGAGTTCAGCTGTTTGTCTTTCATGACAAGTATGACATTCGGATAAATCTGGAGAACAGCTATCCTAACGACACGTGGCATGGTGGCCCGTTTGATCCGGGACTTTCATCTGCGCAGTATATGGAGAGAGGTAAGCTTAAGCTGGTAACATCCGTTGCCGGTTGTGTTTCCGTAACAGACCACATCCTGCTGTGGACATTAGAGTATGAAAGTATCTCCTATATAAATGGAGATATCGAAGTCCAGCTGGACTTTCCGGGAGCGGGAGGAGCTGTTCCCAGTGGTGTGGGATGCACTGTGCCAATGGTAGAGAACGCTGTTGGTAGTTACGCTACGATAAACATCTGGAACGTAGATCAAGACGAGAACGGATGTTATGACTGGTGTGAGTGCCAAGGAGACTTCGATCACGACCTTGATGTGGATGGTACCGACCTGTTTACCTTTAAGGAGAACTTCTTTAGAAAGGACTGCACCACACCAAACCCCTGTAACGGTGACTTTAACTGTGATGGAGATGTGGATGGATCGGACGGGATCATAATCAAGAGGAACTACTTCCGGAAGTCTTATGGTTTGAACCCTTGCCCGTTATGTGCTATCGGGGCATGCCCTTATTAAGGAGGTGAGAGATATGAAGAAACTTATAAGTATGATTGCGTTGGTAGTGATGTTGCAAGGAGTAGCCTTAGCGGACATATGGGTAGAGCCTTATGAGTTGACAAGAGGGATCTTTCTAACAAGAATATTTAAACTCTACATCAGCATTAATGCGACGATGTACCAGATAAATCCAGAAACAAACGTTGAGTTTGGCCCTCCTACTTCCGGGATCTATCTAGGGCATGTGTTGGATCCAAAGAGCGGCGGCTTGTATGCCTTTGGTCTGCTATGGCCTGCTATAGTAACAAGGGATACATACCTAGAGATTCGTGTTTACGGTGGAGATCAAGGGGGGAAACTAAGTGGGGTAGGATTTGGCGTTAACGTAAAAACCTTTCTCTTAGGAGGTGGCCAATGAAGACAATAGCAACCGTGCTGTTGAGCTTGCTCATCATGTGTGGGAGCGCAATGGCCAAGAAATATGAGATCCTGCTGAGATATGAGAACGGGAATATCTCGCAGGTAGAGAACAACTGTACGAGTAAGAAGGGTAGGCTCATGTCTACTAAAAGGATCGTTGATGGAGAGGCAGTTGTGAGAGAAGTAGGGAACAATCCAAACGTAAAAAAGGGTAAGTTGAGATTGCTTTCTAATGGCGTGACTGTTAACGAGATAGAGATCTCTTTCGACCATATGCAGCGTATCACCGAACAGATGGTAGACGGTGAGCTGTTCGGACGATCTGATCCGGTGGAGAACAAGGTGTTTGTAGCAGAGCTCCCATTTGACGAGAGTGTGGACGCTATAGAGATCGTCAGCGGTGACAAGCGTACACGGTCTGCCAGCACAAACATAATACCTATCAGCGAGTTCGTGGATGATAGTGGTAGGGGTATGCAGTTTCAGGAAGATCCCTGTGATCTGCGTATCGTTATCTTGCCTGAGTGGTACTCGATTGATGAAGCTGGTGCTCAGAGATTTCGTACGGAAGCAGCAAATATTGCAGAGCATATATTAGAAACTCCACCTTATAGTGAGTTCGCAAACAAGATCAAATTCTACTGGCCGTTCTACCCGGATCAGATGACTACACAGGACACAGTAATTGAGCCAAGTGGAGACTATTACCCTTTTGAGAGTACCTGTGTCAACTGCCACGCAAGAGAGATGAATGAACACTGGGATGAGCTTTACGTGCTCATAAATGATGATGACCGGCATGCTGGAGCAGCGGATTGGGAATGTGCTTATCCCGATACACCCATATCTGCAAGTAGGGATACTTTTAGCTGGGGAACGAACAATCAGGGAACCTATAGGTTTATTGGGTTGCATGAGATAAGTCATTCCGGCCCCGGGTTGAGAGATGAGTATGTGTATGAGGTTAATGATGTGCCGTTGTTTAACCCTTATCCTAATCCGTGTTCAGAGGATAACTGCTGCGAGAACTGTGATATTGTGCTTGATGCTGATTGTAATAACGATCACAAAGTAGACCTCTTTGACGTTAAAATTCTAACTGAAGAGTATGGCCGGAGCAACTGTTACTATGTCCCATGCGATGCTGACTGTAACGACGATGGGCGGGTTAGCGCTCCCGACATATATGTCATGAGACAGGAGTTTGGAGAGACCTCTTGTGGCTGGGACTTGGAACCCGGCTGTGAGGGTTGTCAGAAAGGATGCACGTGGCTAAATTACTACCGCTGTGGGCAAGTCGCTTGTGTCATGCATCAGGTAAGCGGAGTAAACTTTTGCAATAGATGTACTGATATGATCAGGACACACTTACAACAATGTTTTAATCACCACTAACCAGAAAGGAGTGATGCGATGCATAAGATTGTGAGAGTGATTGTGGGGTTGTTACTGCTTGGCTTACTCGTTACTGGCTGCTCAGTAGAACCATCTAAGATTAATAAAGGTCATGCAAAAGATATGAGTGAGAAGCTGACCTACTTTAGAGACGCTAGAACAGGACTATGTTTTGCAACGATAGCAAGCAGAAAGAGCTTTTCTACTGATCAGAGCGGACTCGGGCTAACACGGGTAGACTGCACAGCGTGTGCAGATCTTATTGTTAACTAACAGAAGGGAGAGATACTATGCAAGAAGCACCACCAATAGGGCCAAGCACAGTTGCACCGATGGGGAAGAAGAAGAAGACAGCTAAGAGGGCCTCGTTCATGGGGGAGAAGTGTGGCGAGTGTCACAGGGAGTTTAAGATAGAGAAAGACTATGATGAGTATAAGCTCACGTGTCCTTACTGCGGGAAAAGGGTAAAGAGCACGAGGATATTAGAGCAGAGAGCTGACAACAAGTAGGCGTATATACATGTATATAGGTAGTTTGGTGAAAATACTACGCCGTATTTTCTGGAAGCGGGTGATTAGTGGACAGCAGCTCCTCGAAGGGTATGAGATACCAAAAGGATGGGGGATATCTTATGTCAGGTGGGATGCTGACTTCACTATCATTCACCCGCTTCCATTAAACTATGTGGTGGCTGCGGTAAGGTGGTTGATGCATAAGATTAAGCTCCCGTGGTTTGTTAGAAAGGAACAGGAGAGGATACAAGGGGAATACTTTAGGGGCTGGAAGGAAGGATGGAAAGACTGTGCTGAGAAGGATCTTAAGGATAGGATGAGGGAGTGGGAAGAACACGCAAAAAGAGAGAGAGGGTAAGTAATGTTCTACGCTGACCTACACATACACGGGAAATTCTCAAGTGGAGCGTCACCTAAGATGATGTTCCCTGACATAGCAAAGGTGGCCAGACAAAAAGGGATCAGCGTCATGGGAACAGGGGATTGCTTTCATCCGGTATGGATGGACTGGATCGGAGAGTTGGAAGAGGATCCAGATACGGGGCTCCTGCAACATCGGGATCATGAAACACTCTTCCTCCCTACCGTTGAAGTGAGTTGTGAAAAGGGACGGAAACGGATGCACATGTTACTGTTCTTCCCGGATGGACAGATGGTGCATAGGATAAGAGGAAGGCTGGAGAAGTATGGGAACTTAGACAGGGACGGTCGGCCATCACTCAAACTCCTTCCCGGTGAACTGATGGATGTTGTAAAGAGTAAGTTCGATGATGTACTTGTGGTGGCTGCTCATATCCTGTCCCCTTGGACCGGGATACTGGGTGATAAGAACCATTACGAGTCTATCTTCGAGGTTATGGATGTGCTACCAGACGCTATAGAAACAGGACTATCGGCTGATAAAGGCATGGTGATGAGCATTGGGGAGTTGAATGGTGTGCCCTTACTTTCTTTCTCTGATGCTCACTCCCTGCCTAATATCGGGAGAGAGGTAACAAAGTTTGAAGGGGAAATTAGCTGGGAGAATATAGCTGACCAGATCAGGAAGGGGAGTATAGATACTATCGAATTCCCACCACCACTAGGTAAGTACTATTACTCCGGGCATAGAGACTGTAACTATTCTGTGGGAGCTGGTGGAAGACCTATCTGTCCAAAATGTTACAAGCGGATCACCATGGGAGTGGAGCAAAGAGTGGCAGATCTCGGTGGGAATGAGGGGGACAAGAAAGAAACCTACATGATACCGCTCAGGCATTTGATTGAGATGCGGACAACGCATAAAAAAAACAACATCTATAACTCATTCATGCAAAATAACGTGGAGATCCCGCTGCTGGCCACTATGGACCTGTGGCCTGTTCAGATGGATAACTGGATAAAAGAGGTAGTCTTCCTTACACGAAACAAACAAATGGGGATCATACCCGGATACGATGGGCAGTTTGGGAAGGTTGTCCATCTCTATAATATGTTAAAGAAGAAACTGAACAAGTCAAACGATCTCTTTATGAGTAACCATGACCACAAGAAAGTGTGGGATGAGGCCGGACGTATTAATAACTTGATGATGAGCGGTAAGATGATCATTACTCAAGAAGAATATGAAGAACTATACGAATGATCCGTACTGGAACTTGTCGATCGCTATTATTAAGCAAGCTGTTGATGACTGTGTTATAAAAAGAGAACGTTTGAGTCATGGGCTGGAATGGATCAGGCGTGTTGAAAACGACCCGGAGTATTACCTGTTTGAAAGTGAGGAAGAAATGTTCCCATCGTTCTTGGCTATCTGTGTATACTTTGATCTGTCCCCTCATTATTTGAGAGCTCTTATAAAAGGATACTTGGAGGATAAGAGTGTCAGGGTTGGCATGTCATCGATCAACATGTTTAGACAAAAGATGAAGAGAGAGAGAAGGGTTAAGAGAAAAGATTTGAGCCTGTGGGGGTGGGGTAAGCTTAGGATAGATAAGAAGGGACTGAACAAACTTATAGAGGTACTAAAAGAGAACAAGGAGATCAGAGAGGAGCTAAGTTATCTTGAGACAGGGAGGATTGTGAAATATTATGAGTGGATTGGACAAGGTTAAGAGACTTTTTAAGCCAAGAGGTAAGGGAGGACTGATGAGAGAACGAGAGTTTTGTATAATCTGTGAAACTCCTATCGACTACACTTCTGATGGGGCATGGTACAACGTAGACATCTCAAAAGGATATAGCTCGTGGCATCCACTCTGCGAGGTAGTCATCTGTGAAAAGTGTGTTAAGGAGGAGAAGGAGAAATGTGTGCGGGTAATTATGGATCTGCTCAGGTGATCAAGAAGGTTTGGCTTGGTAAAAAAAAGAAAGAGGTGAAGAGAGAAGGTAAGCTTAGAACTATAGAGGTTAAGGGAAAGGAGGTGAAGGTATGGGAACGATCGTAGTTAAGACAGATGAGAAAGATGTCCATACTGGAGACGGTGCACTCATTCATATCCCGGAAGAGTTATGGGAGCTGTCAAAGAAGCATAGAGTGTACGTAGAGGATAGTTTTACGGGAGAGAGGGTGCTGGTGATTGACATGAACGAGCTGGTTAAGAAACCTATTCGAGAAGGAGAGTAAGATATGAGCTTATATGACTACAGACAATCGGTAGAGTTAGCAGCAGAAGATCGTCCGTTCTACACTCTTATCATGGCAGCAATGCGGCAGGCTGATAGTGATAATGCAGATATATTGAGAGAGGCATTCCCGGAAGTGTGGGATGAGCTTCAGGAGAGGTATCATGCTTCGGGTGGGCTGATTGGGAAGGAGGTGAATGATGGATAAGTACAGGAAGAAACCGGTAGTGATTGAGGCAGAACAATGGTTTAAAGTAACTGGTGATGAGAAGGCAATGCACGGGAGAAAACCCGAAGACTTGCCAATATATCATTTGCAGGTGGGTTATTACAGACATCCTAAACTTGACGGACAAATAAAATGCAAACGATGTGGCGACATAATGCACATTCATGGCTGGATAGATACTCTTGAGGGTGGTCATATTGTATGCCCTAGTGATTGGATAATCAAAGGGATTAAGGGTGAGTTTTATCCATGCAAGCCAGACATATTTGAAGCTACTTACGAGGAGGTGAGTGATGGAGAAGAAAGATAAACTTGAGCTAATATTGGTAGGGTTATTTGTGATACTGATAATGATTCTCCTGTTCTACACTATTCCAGCTATGAGCTGGGAAGAGATCACGGTATGGGACAATGACTGGAGTTCAAGTAGCGAGGTGAGGGTTATACCATACTCTAGGTGGGATAGTCAGCGAGGGAGCAGCTATGGGTATGTGTATAGCTATGGCCAGCCTTATTATAACTGGATCCCGCCAGCAGAAAGGGAGCTGGAGAGACAGGAGATCAGGAGAGAGGACTGGTGGGGAGGTGAGTATAAAGAGTGGCTAGGAGAGCAGGGAGTGAGTAAGGGGGAGATGATAGGATGGTAGGAAGACTGTGGGGCTGGTTCTTGTGTCATGTCATGGGAGATCACGACTGGACGTGTGCAGCAGAACAGGGGATCAAACCTACGCCTCTTCAGGTTAAGAACGGGATGGAAGGGTTCAAGGACTATGCTACGATGTACTGTAAGCAATGTGGAAAGATTAGCATGTTACAACTTTAGAAAGGAGGGCGCATGAAAGTTTATCATCACAATGATCACGACGGTAGGTGTGCGGCAGCGATCGTGGAGATATATTTTAGCCGGAAGGATGAAGAGCCATCGTTAGAGGCCAGAGCTTCAGCTGAGATATTTAAAGAGATGGATGCGGACAGGGAGTATATCGAGGTAGACTATAAGGACGAGATAGATGTGGAGGCCATCAAACTAAACGAGCTGATCTACATCGTAGACTTCTCGTTTAAGCCTGACGTGATGGAAGAGGTGTTGAAGAAGACTGGTTTTATTGTCTGGATCGATCATCACAAGACAGCGTTTGAGTATCAGTATTCCAGAAACCTAGATGGGATTAGGAATGCAGACGATGCAGCGTGTGAGTTGACGTGGAAGTTCCTGTTCCCGCTGGCTCCAATACCACGGGCTGTTGAACTGATAGGTGACTATGATAAGTGGGCACTCCAGTTTAAGCCAGTGTGCTTTCAGTTTTATGAAGGATTAAAGCTTGAGGACACCAGCCCTACTTCTGCTATCTGGAACTGGATGTTCAATAGTGTGGAGCTGGTAGAGGAGATTACGGCGAAGGGCAAGGATCTAATCATTTACCGGGATAACTATTGTGGGGACATGCGAGACACCAACGGGTATACAACTAAGTTTAGCGGGTGTAATTGCTATGCCCTAAACGTGTATGGATTTGGATCGCAGGCGTTTGGGAACGTGTGCATGAATATCTACGATGCGTGTATAGCCTACATCTACGATGGCAAGCAGTATACGGTAAGCTTGTATTCCACGAGGGTAGATGTGTCAAAGATAGCGCAGGCGTTTGGAGGTGGTGGACATAAAAGAGCAGCTGGGTTTACCTGTAGGGAGCTGCCGTTTAAAAAAACTAGAACCGAGAAGAAGGGAGAGAGTTGTGAAACTAGAGGGTGCGTTATTGCACGTTAACTGTAGAAAGGCAAGTAGGTACATTAAGTTGTGGTGTCCGTACTGTGATGAGATTGTTCTCTTTGGTCAACAGGAATGGTACGATGATGTGTGGTGTACCAAGTGTAGGAGGGTGTTTTCTCCAGATCCTCGGCATCACCAGTGGCCAAAGGGGTTGGATATTAAAACAGGAGAACTAATAACCTTAAAAGAGGAGGAGTGAGATGGGAGACTTAAAGGTATACGGGAAAGGGATGATAAGCAAGCTGGATGAAGAAGGAGACAGTAGGATCGAGTGGGATCCAGAGAACGAGGAAGAGATAAAAGCCGCAGAGGAGATGTTTAAAACTAACATGAAAATCGATGGGATGAAAGCTTATGAGATTGGCAAAGACGGTAACAAGGTGGATAAGGAGCTTAAGAGATTTAATCCGAACGCTGCCAAAATCATACTCGTTCCTCAGATCGCTGGGGGGAGGACTGGGGGGTAGACAGATGGCTATACCACCAGACAGATATGCTTGGTTGAGGAATGAAGATGCCTACACGTCTAGCACGTCCAGCGCTGCAACTTCAGGAACGGATGGCACAGTATCAGGAACGTTCTACGATGAGGGATCAACAGACTCAAACTCTTGGTACCTCCTGAATAACTCTATTGCCTGTATTGCTCCCGGAACAATGGTGCAGATGGCTGGGCCCGGGCAGATTATACCGGTGCGCTCGATGGATGATCTGGCACATGATCCGAGGGTGATAGAAGAGCAGGATCGAAGAATGAGACAAGAGATAGCAAACCTTCAGGCTCAGATGGAACGGGAGGTGTCGGCAAATATCGGAGGTAGTTATCAGCGTGGAGCACAGCCACGGAATGCCACAGAAATGATGCTACTAACTCAGCAGGAACAGCAGCAAGCTCAACAGCAGGCAGTCCCCCCTTATGAAGCCAATAGGTTTCATGAATTAGGTGAAACTATGCGGCGGATTGAGAGGGAAATCGAAAGATCAACGGGAATGTATCCATTACCAGAAGCACCACCTCCCATAGCTATAGCAGAAGGTGAGGAAGGGGAGGTACGGACACATATCCCGCAGTCTCACTATGAGAGGATGGTGGGAGAGCGGGAGCAGGCACATGAGTACCTCGCAGAGCAGCAGAGAAGGTTTGCAGTGCAGCGGGCTATGATGGGGCCGGGGTCTATTGATAACAACGCCAACTACCACTATGGTGTTACCTTCCACGACGATCCTTGTGATGCTCCTCCACCTATTATATCTAACGAGCATATGAAGAGGAGAGAGAAGGCTGAGGAGAGGGCACAGGAGTTACTCGGTATGATCATAGGAGAGGAAGATCTTGGTGTGTATAAGAAGACTGGTAATCTCTACGTGAAGGGGAAGAAGTATGAGTATATTATCCAGAAAGACGGGTTCATACTCCAGCTTAAGAAGGATCGGGTAGTTAACCTGTGTTGTCATCTTGAGAAGAAGAATGCCATGCCTCTTACCGATAACGTGATTGCCATGAAGCTCAGGATTGAGAACGAGGAGAAGGATGTGCTGCAACTAGCTAACGAATGGGGGTCTCAGAGCAGAAGGACATACAAGCTCCCGGAATGTGCGGGGATGGTGGCATGAAGGATCGAAAGGTATCAATCAAGGACTTTGGCAAGGTATATAGAAAGGGAATGAGCCACTCGGAGTTTCTAGGGATCCTCCCAGATACTCTAGCTGCTAGAGATCTAAAAGAGATAGCCTACCGAATAGTAGATGCCCGCAAGAACAAGAGGCCTGTGATCCTTGGAATGGGAGCTCATGTAATCAAGGTGGGCCTGAGTCCCCTGATCATCAACATGATGGAAAGAGGTTTCATCTCCTGTATAGCTATGAATGGAGCAGGAGCTATCCATGACGTAGAGATAGCTGAGTGGGGAAAGACATCTGAGGATGTCGAGATCGGGCTACAAAATGGAACGTTTGGTATGGAAAGAGATGCTGCGGAGATAATTAACAGTGCCGTGAAAGCAGCAGCCCCTGATCTTGGTATGGGAGCGGCGATTGGAACTGCTCTTTTACAAAGAGATCCTATCTATAAAAAGATGAGTTTGCTGACTATGGCACAAATATTTATGGTACCTGTAACGGTTCACGTAAGTATAGGGACGGATACTATCCACATGCACCCGAGCTTTTGTGGTGCGGCAACCGGAAAGGCCAGTCATAATGACTTTAAGCGACTTGCTCGTTTTGTTGCACACCTTGAAGGTGGAGTGTTCTTGAATGTAGGGTCAGCTGTTATCCTGCCAGAGATATTTCTTAAGGCGTTAAATCTAGCCAGAAACTCAGGAGCTAAAGTAGAGAACCTGACTACAGTGAACATGGATTTCATCCGTCACTACAGGCCATCGGTTAACGTGGTAGAGCGGCCTACCGCATTAGGGGGAAAAGGTTTTCACCTGATCGGACACCATGAGATCATGCTGCCTCTTTTGGCAGCAGCTATTATAGAGGATATGTGAGATGAAAGGGAAGCAGACAACTAGAGAGCAGCACCTGTTAGACTTTATCGATCCAGATGAGCTGAACGACTGGGAGCAAGAGTTCTACTACTCGGTGAAGGAACAGTTTGAAAGAAGCGGGAGGTTGAGTGAGAAACAGATGGTTGTGTTAGAGAGAATTTATGAGAAAGGAGGAGGGTAACATGGGCGTGTGGAGAGATATATATGGGCCACAGAACGAAGACTTTATAGCTGGCGTGAAGGCCGGGGTAAGGATGTTTGCAGTATGGAAGGATGGAGAGCAGCTGGTAGGTGTGGCAAAAACCCCACTCGAACGAGAGTTTAAAGAGATTGAAGATGATCTAAGCAAGAAGAAGCCGAACTGCTATGAGTGTGTATATAGAGGGACTCTGCCGGGTGACACTCACTCTAAATGCCTCCATCCGGATGTTAGAGCTATAGCCGAGGATCCCTTAGCCACCATAGCGGGGATGTTTGCAAGCGTAGGTAGAGAACCACCGATGCCTTATCCATCGATAGGCAAGAAACTTAATATTAAGGGGAATGAACACGGGATCAAAAAAGGCTGGTTTAACTGGCCGGTCAACTTTGATCCGTGCTGGTTAATATCATGTGATGGGTTTGAGGAGAAAAAATAAGAGGGGAAAGGAGGTGAGAACGTGGCAACAACGATAGTAGGAATTAGGATCAACAGTGTGAGTATTAGCGAAGACAGTGACAACAAAGGAACGCTGAAGACAACGGGTAGCTATTCTCTTATATCAGATAAGGGGAAAGTTCTGGCTACTCAAGGGTTTAACGGGTACGGTGATATCAAGGTGGCTGTTTCACCTGAAGCAATAAGGCAGCTGTTTGAGTCGGTAGAGAAGACAGTTGCATTAACCATTGGATTAGAGGAGGACGAGAAATGAAAGAGGTGAGACCAGTAGCAGAGCTTATAGCAGAAGAACAGGACGCAATGGTAGAAAGAGAAGAGCAGCGTATTAAGAACAGACTTAGATCTATCCTAGAAAGTATCTCCTTATCGCAGAGAGAGATCAGGGACGATCAGAAGAGGCTTGCCGGGTTCCAGAAACAGCTTGCGGAGTTTACCTGTGAAAACATGTAAGTATTACGATAAGCAGAGAGGGATGTGTTTGGGATACCACGCTCACGATCGACCGGGAGGGTGGGTAGAAAAGATGCCCGGTGAGTGTGTGTTTGATGGGAGACCACCGCAGGATAAGAGACAGGATAAGTGGTGTTTAGGATATGAACCTAGTGAGAAAGGAGAGTAAACATGTTTGTGTTGGTCATCTGCCCTAAATGTGGGAATGAGCAATTAGAAGACGATGACAATACCACCTGTCTCTGTGATGAGTGTGACCACGAGATTGAATATGAACCTAGTGAGAAAGGAGAGAGTAATGACAACGATTGATATGTTTAAGTTTCAGATAGGAGATGTCGTACAGTTTATATCGGCATCTAATCACAAAATGCTGATCATCGAGCAGCACCTTCAGATTTGTGTCGGTGGACAGCAGCTCAAGTATCTGACCAGACCGTTCGGAAGAGCAAGACATGAGGGAATAGCTAAAGATTATACCTTCTACAACGAGATGGAGCTGGAGCTGGAGCCGGTAAAAGATGAAGATACCCCAAAGGTAGATCCGAGAGTGACTAACAAGGTAGACTAACTTAGCAAGGAAGAGAAACCTAAGAAGGCGCAATAGACAGCTGGGAAGTGACTTTAGGAGCTTCCCGAGCTGGCGCCTGAAGCTTTCTTCTGTTTCTTCTTCCGCTTTTTTTTCTTCTTCTCTACAATAGTAAGTCCTTTCCTCATGAGATGCGGGATGTTCGCTCTTATAATGGTCATTTTTTCTTATGAGTCCTCTTGTAAGTCCTTTTGGCTTTGGCCAGCTTACCCGTACCTCCCCTTCCCTCTAACTTGGAAGTCCCGGGCTTACCTTTGACGATAGAAGCATAGTAGACATCCTCACCCTTCTTGGCACCATACTGCTTCTTCATCGCTCTCATTGTTTTCTCACCCGCTTTTGTCCTTGGCATAATTCCCCCTTATGGTGGCATGTAGAGCTCCAGCTGCCATGGTAACGTTGACCCGTCCATCTTGCGCTTAAACATAAGCTCTCTTTCCATCTTTGGCTGCCGTCTCAATCCTAAGAAGATCCTTGCCTGTCTTTGCTTCTCATACTCCTCTCTTATCTGCTTTCTCTCCTCATCTGTCTTTGCTCTCTCAATCATTACTTCCAGCCGGTTCTGTTGTGTCCCGGGATCAATCAGCATGTTGACAAGGCGCTCACCATAGAGTTGAGACATAATCCCGGCCTTTGCTTTCTTATCAAGCTCAGGTTTGAATAGTTTGGGATCTATCTGGCCCATCATGTCATACATCTCAACAAGCGTATTGGTAAACTTATCTGACTGGACAAACTCCTGATTTGTCCCACGAAAACCAATGTAGGTTCGTTCAATATCATTGAAATACTGGAGAGCTTGGTTGGATACCCATTTGATCCGGGCTGTGTCATCCATCGTGTAGACCTTGCCATTCCCAAGCCTGATCTCTCCTTTAGGTGTCATATCAAATATCCCTATTGCCTCTTTCCCTATAAAGTTATCAAGGAATCTTCTGAATGCAATGTCAATAGGCTGTTTCTTTTGCTGAGTCTTGATAATGTTGGCTCCCAAGAATGGTACCATTGTCTTGACAAAGAACTGAGCTCCTTCCCATTTCCTCTGCATGGGATTGAGGCTGTTATACTCAGCTGAGTATATGGGGACTTTATCATATGGATCTCTCCGATCCTTCAGGCCGATATAGAACCTGATAAGAGGAGCCATGAGATACGCTACTCCACGGTACTCCTGAACTCCCCATTCCTTTATCGTCCGAAGAGCTGCATCTCTGGGAGTCCATGGTTTACCGTTTGCAGGATTGATCTCCCCTCTGTACACCCGTGAGGCCATCTCTGTAGCAATAGTGAAGATCTTAGTACCGATCAGAACATCCTGTGGGAGCTGAAGTGCCCAAGTTCTTGCATCTCCAGCAGGAGTCTCTTCTATGTCAAAGTGGATCTTGTTCCTTAACCAGTCTGGTCGTCGAAGCTCCCGTTGTCTGGCCTCCTCATTCCTGTTATTCCATGCCTGAGCAGCAAGAGGAGCGGCAAACATACCGACAAGAGCCTTCCCTTTATTCTTCCACATCCACCTGTGAACCAGTCGGGAGTTATGGAAGTACCATGTGTTGCCGGTAATGAATATATTATTGTTCCTTCTGGCCAGCCAGTAACCAGTACCAGTTTTGGGACACCAAACAGTACCTTTATAATCACTCTCTTTCACCAGCCTTATGTTACTTCTCTTGATAGCTCTGGCAGTATTGTGCTGGAGAAATACCCCTTTGGTACTTGTTCTACTTGCTATCCCTGCTGTTGTGCAAAGCATCTGGAACAGGTCCTGCTGTTCCTTGTTTTGTCTGACAAATATCTTCCATCTTCCATTACTCTTATCCTTACTCCCATCTCCTCTTAACATGTGTTCGATAAGTATTCTTTTCTGGTGTGAAGATAGCATTACAATAAGCTCAGGCGTAAGTTTTCTCACCGGTTGGATCCTAGTGATAATCTTAGCATCCTCTTTAGCTATCCTAAACCTGTACTTCTTAAGCTTTCCATAACTACTTGCTTGAGGTTTCCCAATGGACTCAGCAAAGTTGATGTCGAGCCCTTTTAACAAACGCCTGATTTCTTTTACATATCCGGGCTTAGACTGATAGATAACGACAGCTCCCCCCTTCTGCAACGTTGCATCGGTAAGGTACCATCCTAAAAGCTTAATCAGATTATCTTCGGCTAACAGTCCTATTTGTTCCTGTGGATTAGCTACAATAGGGATCTTACTGTCCAGAGGAAGGGTGAGAAGCTCTTCTGCCTCTACCACCTTATACTTTCCATCCCGATTTTGTATCACAGTCGAGTGACAGGGAGTAGTAAACGCATTGCACGATCTGTTTGTTACCTCTATCATCGTATCGTCATAACCATGACTCGTGAATACTCCTTCTAACGTTGACCATTGGCAGATACCTTTCTCTAAGTTGAAACTCCAGATCCTATCCTTCTTAGCTTTCAGCTCATCATACCTCTTCCAGCCTCTATCAGTAAGGCATTCTGTCTTGTCATCAACACAGCCGAATGGAGTAAGCATCCCTCGACCTATTCTTCGGAACCCTTTGGATACGGCAGCGTAATCAACGAGGACCTCACGAGCAATCTTACCAAGTGCTGCTTTCTGATCCAGCCCTTTTGTGTCAATCCATGAGTGGGCTTTGATCATTTCAGAAGCTGTCCCCTCTTTCATGGATTTCAGAAGAGTTGATGCATAAGCTGTACGATTGATCCCTTCTCTCATCTGGGATACGGTCATAGATTTATCAAGGATCATCCGGAGCGGGTTTTTGGATCCTTTTATTTGTTTGGGTAGCTCTGTCATAAAGAACGATGCACCAAGGATATCTTCACTCAGGATGAACTCATGGAGTTCTTTAAGATGACCGGTATGAGGTTTGGCCCGTGCCTCATTCATAAGGTATTTGAGTGATGTCTCCATCTCGATAAGGAGTCTGGTCGGCTGTGGGTGCTGGATAGCCACCATGAACGTGTCACCGATCAGATTGTTCATGTTGAATGACGGGTAGTGAGAGAGGATTGCCATGTTCTTCCAGTAGCCGGTAATGAGGTTCATACGGTGGACAAGAGGGCTGCCACTCTCTGAAAATGACTTGAAGGATCGGAAGATGTCAGCTGGGATCAGGCTAACATTCTTGTACCTGCCTAGTGCCATCTGCCCCTCATTTGTCATGTAGATCGTCCGGCTGAACGGCTGGTCTGGTGTGTATGACCAGTGATCTCCTTTACCTTTGAATGATGGATCCACTTTGGCAAGCTCTTCCTCTGTCCAGAGCCTGCCGGGCTTGGGGGTGTTGACAACTTCTATCTCTTTCATGATTCCTTCAGGGTAAGCTTTGCTCTTCACTAATCTCTCATGTGTTCTGGATCCGAAGAGAGCTATTTTTTGCTTCTTGCTCATTGTTGGGATGATGTCGTACTTGGCTGTCTCCCTTATGATAAAGTCCTCGACCATGTTAGTGTGTTCTACCTTGAGTAGATGGCCAAGAAGAGTATCTGCATCCTTTACAATCTCCTTAACGGTACCTTTAGCTTTCTGTTTGAATGATCTGAAGGGAGTGCGGAGACGGGTGGGGATGCCAACAGTATAAGCCCATTCAGGAGTATAGACACCTACCGCATGAGGAGCGTAATCTTCGATAAACTGGCCTTCATACCCTGTCTTGGGATCGGGGCCCCTAAGCACTCCACGTCTCACGAGATCTGCCTGAACCTCATTTGTCACCGCTCTCCATTCATCAGCTGCACGGAGGGTTTCTGCTGATGCTGATGTTTCCAGCGTATCCCTTATTTTTGTTGCTTCGGGAAGTACAAGTTCAGGATTCCCCCTACCTGCCTTTTGTCTGCCTACCTCATCCCTTGCATAGATCAGCTCAACTACATTGTAGACGTTATCCTTTTTCATATCCTTGAAGATCCTGCCGGCATATCCCTCTTTACTATAGACTTTATGGCGAGCTCTATCTAATGCCGCTACCATATGAACCCGGACATCGTTCACATAGTCTTTGGGAAGATGAGGATAGAATCGGAGGGGATCTACGATCTCATCAATAACAAACTCTTTTGCTCCTTTTGCTTTGAGGTAGGTGGACTCGAAGAACTTGGGAGATTTGATAACATCTCTTATCCCTTCATACATGGTTTGGAATCCACCGGCTTCAAGGGTAGGACCGGGGAAGCCCTTGGGGAAGCGAGAAGCGAGAACGTTGTGAGGAGTATAGCCACCTTTCATCTTGGTGAAGGTTGGATCAAATGGCATCAAGTATCCTTGAAGCTTGCCATCAACAGAGAACGTAATGGGCAGACCTTCTCCGGGCAGACCTTCTCCGGGTTTTGGTATCTCCCACTGAACCTTTGGGCCATATTTCTGACGGATGTAATCAAAGTAGTTATGGGAGACGAAGAAGCCGTTCTCCTTGTTCATGATAGCCACACCATGTTCTGTGTCAAACACAGCCTTGGCAGGCTTGTGCGTATCTTTCCCTTTCCATCCATCTACAATCTCGGCTATATCTTTTGTTGCTTCTTCAAACACCAGCCTTTTAATCTTTGGAATAGGAGCGCCTTCCCTGAACTCTACTATATGCCCGTCGCTGAAAAAGGTTCGCTTGCCAACTTTCCCTCTTAAGAGATAGGGGTTCCCTCCCTCTTTGATTGTCTGTGTCTTCGGTTGCCACACTTCCTTTTCTGGAGGAGTCTTAAACTTGGTATCCTTGTCGAAGATCCTGATGAACGTATCACCAGCATCTACATCAACTTTAGGTCTGGTACCTGATGCTTCAACGATCGGACGTTCCTTTCTTGGTGGTTCTGGTGGCCCTATCTTACCTTCCTTAAGCCTTCCAATCTTTTTCGCAAACGTCTCAAGCGCATAGTTCGTGTTTGGTATGGTAAATGTTGTGCCTTCATGCTCTACCTTGATCCATGTTGGCTGATCTTTTGGGACATCTGAGAGAGTATCTGGAGCTCGTTTGGAGAGTGTTATGAACTCTTTAGCTACGTCCTTCTTGTCGCCTGATTTGACTATGTGGAACTCTTCCTTCGGGATCTCTACTAACTTAGCCGGTGGTTTGGTAGGCTCAGGAGCAGCTGGCTTCACTCCCTCTACTGTTTGTTGGGCAAATGCCTCCTCTCCCTCTTTCCAGAGCTTGACAATCTCCCCGCCAGCTTTCTTTGTCCCGATATAGTTCTCAAGCATCTTGGCCTTGACAGCTTCTGTGGTAAAGAGTTCTTCTTTAAGCATGAGCGTAGACTTGGTATAGGGGGAGTTAAATGACCAGCGGTTCTTTCCTTTAACAACAGTAGGTGTGGTGACAGCTACTTCCTTTCCTTCCTTTATTGTGATCCCTCCCCACATTGCTCCAGCCTCTTCAGTTGCTGCTTTCATCTCGGCCTTAGTCCGGGGTTTAGGGATTTCAGCTACTCTATATGCCTCAACTTTCTTAGCTAACTCTGCCCTTATCCTCTCTGGAGTAACTTCAGATAGTGGGATCTCGATCGTGGTGCCAGTAGTCTTCTCATTAAAGGTAATGTAATCTGGGATAACACCCTCTTTGCCCTTCCGTATTCCGATATACTGCCCGCCTGCTTCCTCGACAACATCCTTGGCAAGCTGCTTTCCCTTAACAGGTATTTTCCTCTCGAGGGCAGGTTTCTTTACTTCCTCAGCTGGTACTGGGGGCTTCTTTACAGCTGGTGCTTTTCTCTCGAGAGGAATTTGTTCCCTCGTCTTGAGATTCTCTGTTACCTCTTCCTTGATATTCTTCAGGAAGGTAGTTGTCTTATCCTTGATCTTCTTCGGTAGCTTATCCTGCGCACTCTTGATATCTGCTTCTATATTCTTAACCGTTATTCTCTCTTCTGGTAGCCCTCTATATTTAGAAACTCCTCTCTTGAACGTTTGTGTTCCTATCCTCGCTGTTTTGTGAGCAACGATATACGTTCCAAGGTGAATGACATCCTCTACTATCTTACGCAAGAATGGTTGAGTTTCCGGAACGATGTTTGAGGATGACCATGTAGCAAACTGCTGGACTTTCTCAAACGGCCACGAGAGGGTTTCTGTCGCCTCCATTCCAAGCTTTGTCCTTGGCATATAGGAGAGTTCGGCTGCTATGGTGTCTTGAACTTCTGTAACAGCCTCTGCCTTCTCCTTTGATGTCAGGGGTTCACGAGGAGCTGGCTGTGGGGGAACTCCAACTTGAGGGAAGGCTGTGGGGATCGTCCCTTCGAGATATCCACCGAGCATAGATGGGAGGAACGCAGCCATCCCTGTTCCGAATGCTCCTGCTACATCTCCAAGAGCTGCTAACTGTTCATGAGCTGGTTGCATTAGGGGGAGTTGCTCTGATAGAAGAGGAGCAGGTTCAGTAGGAGCAGCTTCAGGAGCAGGCTGTAAAGCTCCCGGTTGTGGAAATGCTGTTTGCTGGAGATCGGGAGGTACAGATTGCTGGTAAAGCTGTTCTAATCCAGAAGGAGGGGTAATGGTACCTGTTTCAGGAGAAAGTGGTTCAGGAGCCATTGTCGGGTCTCCCAGCTGTGCTCCCGCACCCAAACCAGCTCCTTCTTGCTGCTGCTGCTTGATAATGTCCTGCTCTGCCTTCTCCGCCTCCTTATTGATCCGTTCCAGCTCCTTATTCATCATACCCTGATACTGGAAATAGCTCTCTGCGAAGGCTGACCGTTTATATTCCTGTGGCTTAAACGTGTCAACTTTTTGACTATCTACCGGAGGAGGCTTGCCACCCTTTTGACTACGGAAGGCCCTGTAACCTTTTAGAAACTCATTTCGGTCTGCCATTGTCATTTCCTCGCTGGTGCCACTGGTGGTGCCGATTGAGGCCCTGTCCTTACCCTGTTCTGCTGTTTCAGATAGTTCATCATCATCTGGATGGCCTGTGTGCGAGAAGCTCCTGTTGCTTTCATATCATCAGCAATGTCCTTCTCGGTAATCCCCTGAGCCATGAGCTCGTCTGGGATCGGGATATCTTTTCCTGCCAATCCTCTACCTGTTCTGGCTAACATATCCTGATCAATCTTATCAGCTACTTTACTCATGTTATCTGCCATCTGATAGATAACCTGCCAATGCTGATCTATTGGAGTGGAGAATGCAGCAAATGGATTAGCATAAAACATCTTGGTAGCTGCCTCGATCGGATTCCATTTCGCACGGTTCATAAGAGCTGTCCACTGTTCAAACGTACCAGAAAAATGACCGGCAGCAATAGCCGCATCGTATATCTGGAGAGCTGCTGTCTTATTTGCCTTGGCTGCATTTACCTTTCTTATAATGTCTGTAAACGATTCGCCAGTCTTCTCCATTTCATCCTTGATCAGTGACCATTCTGTCGGTGGGAGACCTCTTGCCGTCCTCTTTTGGATCTCAGCTGTCTGGGCTCTTGATTGCTCTGTTGCCTGTCTGGTTTGTTCAATCTGAGCTTCAGCCATCTGCCTTTCCTGATCGGTCTGGTAGGTTTGCATGATAAGATCCCATACCTGCTCCTGCTGTCTTCTCTCTGCTTCTCTCTCAACGTTAGTCTTGAGTCTCGGCTTTCCAACAACTTCAGAAGGGACGCTGGGAACAGTTGTCGGTTCTTGCTGAGGAGTAAGTCCCATCTGCTGAGCAATACCTTCCAGAGCCTCCCGCATTTCAGGTGGTGTTCCTTCTGGGAGAGGAGGGTATGTGGGAGCGGCCTGTTGCTGGATCTGACCTATATCAAATGGTTGAGGAGCTCCAACTTGCTGCATGGATTCTATGCCAAAGAGCTTACCTAATCCTCTAATAGGAGCACCAATCAAGCTCTCCCCTACAGTAGGAGTATATCCCATTGGTTGGAGTGCCGCAGCCTGTAGTTCGGGAGTATACTGACCAAGTTTCTCGGCCATAGCAGAAGCATAAGCAGCTTCCTGACTTATCTGTTGCCTGCCTTTCTCCTTCTCTGCAAAGTAAGGAGCGGAGTAATCTACATAACCTCTATTTGCCATTGGAATCACCTCGCTTTATGAGTTATCTTAACCAGACTTCAACCGTACCGGAATTGATAGTGGTAACTACGAAAGTACTAACGTCAATATCAGTATCAAGTACAACAGAGTCCATACCACCAACAGCTTTTCTGGTAACTGCCACTCCATCAAGAGTAAGTGTTAATGTATGTCCATCAGTAGTGGGATTTCTCCAGACAATACGTTTGATGAGTAACCTATTCCCATGAGTGATTGGGAATGCAGTGAAGTTAATCGTTCCTGTTTCATCTAAGATCATTGGGTTTTTAGTCGTCTCGTTTGCCATCTTTACCTCCTTATAAAAAAAGTCTCAACCGATTTAGAAGTTTCTTAAACCAAGTTTCTCTATATGTCTCAATAGCTCCTATATCAAAAGCTCCTCCAATCGGAATAGTCTTACCTGTATAGTCCTCTGTAAGGCTTACATCTACTCCTGCATTTATACAAGGAGAGGGCCAACGTAACTTGAAATTCCCACCACTAGCATCTGTAAATAGTGGGTCTGCTGCTAAGTTACCAGAAATAGTGTTGCCATCATTCCCGTTCTCAAGATTAAACTCAGCAACGGTTTTGTCTGCTCCCCTGTAATCAACATAATCAGTTATCCCAGAACCATACATTAAGTTAGTTCTATAAGTATTCCCATCTATTGTCGCATCTATTGACAAAACTATGCCAGCAGTAAATCCACCGAGTGAATTTGTAGAACCATTCATCAGTATATTGTTTGTAATATCGTTAGTTTCAACCGTCACAACAAGATCAGCGTCACTAACAAAAATACATGGTTCTTCTGTATTATAAATAACATTATTATAAATCTTATTGTTGTCACAGTCGGTATTAGCAGGTCTTATAACGATACCATACGCTTTTCCTGATGCTGACCAACTTGGGTTGGTAACGGTATCTATAATGTTGTAATAGAACTCATTGTACGTTCCCCCTAAATTCACAAAAAGCCCACTATCTTTGATATAGTTATTATAAAACTTATTGGTAGTACATGAACCTCCAAAAGCCAAAGCTCTCCCAAGTGCTACATTTGTAAATGATATTGTGTTGTTATAAACCTCATTAAGAACGGTGTTCCTATCTACATCAGTTTCTTCTATTAACACAGCAGAGTGCGTCCAATCATTTATTATGTTATTATAAACATCCCAATTCTGGCTTCCGTTCTTTAGTCCAATACCATATGAAGGGTAGTCTTTAGCTGCCGCCACAATATCCCAATCATAGACAAGTGTACAGTTACTACTTATAGTACAATTACTAATAGTCCCATGAGTATTATCATAGGAGTCATTAAGGGATAGAATATCAATTCCAAATCGACCCGCATTCTTGCCAATAGTACAATTATTAAATATTAGCTTTGTAGTGTTGTCTGCATTTGCCAAAACGTAAACAGACGTTCTTCCACCCTCAAACTGGATACCATCTATAGTTATATAAGACTTATCTAAAATATAAAGAGCGTGTGCATCATCATAGAAAGAACCTTCAATGTCAGCATAAGCAGTTGCTGGATTTTCTACCGCATATACATACAGATAATCATTAGGGTCATCCCACCACCATCTATGGGTTGAGTCTATATTGACAAATCCTGTTTCAGCTTGCATATATTCTGTAGTCTCTAACCATACTCTATAAGGATTTTTAGAGATGCTTTGAATATACCACGCACCATTATGAGCACCCCCTAGCCAGCCTGTAGTATCTATGTCTAACGCATCAAGATATATGGTAGTCGCCTGGCTTGAGTTTAAAAGACCAAACCATATCTTGCTTACTTCTGTTACATGAGTATCGGTTAAAGCCCCTTCTGACTCAACAGGGTCTGTGGCATCTTGGTCGTTTGGCTGTGCTACCCCGTCTAACTTCCAAGCCCACAGATTGTTTGTAGCATCCCACTTTACTTCAACACTATAGTTTGTATTTAGGGATAGTGTTGTTAAAGAGTTGTATATGTGGCTATTCCCATCATGGTAACTATACATCTTTAATCTCAGAATGTCACCTGAGTTACTCACCTGAACCCTAAAAGCATGACCAAATCCAACATTGGTTGTTTCTAGTATGTAGTTTAGGTTGTCTGTACCAAGTACCGTGAGAACAAACTCAAATCTGTAATATGTTATGGCTTCCGCACCAATACCATCATCCCTGACAAACGCACTATTGTTAACTCCAGCAGTAATAGCTTTAAAACACTTATCCCCCCACCCAAATCCAGCACTTACGTCAGCAGGGTCGGCGTTGGGGTCAAGGGAATTACCATCACCAATGGTTTCTCCATCAGACCATGTTTCATCATACCCAGTTGCCTCGAAATATTCGCTAAAAGTATCACCAGTTTTCCCAGTGGTTGTCCAGTTGCCACCAGTTGCCCACCCGGGAATGTCACCTTTTGAACTTATAATGGGGTCAACACCAGTTCCGTGTGAAGTGTATAAAATGACACTACTTGACGAACTACCAGATGCAGGAACAATTATCATTTCCTTAAACGTCTCACCTTTTCTAAATGATACTATATCACCATCAGCTTCTGGCACATCCAACTGCAAATTAGCCCACGTCGTATAGTCATCAGAAACATCAGACCCTATCTGGTATGTAGTACAATATCCAGTCGAGGCTATAGATAAAATTAGTATGGTCAATAAAGCTTTAAGTTTCATTGTCCTCTCCTCTTTACGGTTGGACCACAACTTCTATTGTGAGGTTGATCGGGGTAGTCGGAGGAGTTGTGTCTGTAAGCGTATACGATACTTCATTGGAACAATCTGACTTATTGCCAGTAGCATCTTTAGCCAGAATCCTAAAGTAGAACGTGTCCCCTGCCTGCCCCGTAAGCTGATATTCTGTAGTGTATTCTGTTTGCCCGGTATACTCTACGTCAACAATCATTACTCCTTCTGTCTGGCAAGCAGGGCCCTCACCCATTACTGCGGCATGTTGATAAAGTTCCCACCCGGCAAAATCAGCTGATATTTCCTGATCCCATATAAACTTAATGCTGCTTGTCTCCTGTGCCATAGCTGGGAAACAAAGGCTCAAAGACAGGATGATAAATAACAGTAACTTTTTCATTTGCTCTCCTCCTCAAGTTTAAAGGTTGCGATTGTTGTTAACTTCTTCATCTTATTATAATACTTCTTACCAGCTTTGCTAGTAACTATCCTATAGTAGATATTTGCTCTTGCTCTACGTCTTCGTACAAGCCATCCCCACTGAAGTCCTTTACTAATTAGATAGTACATATTTTGTTTGAATGTCTTATCAGCCTTCTCCTTACCCCTACCCATATCTTCACGATACTCCCAATCATGGATATTACAAGCCTCTGTTATCTTAAGCCCCCATATCCTATCAGGTATCAAGTACCCGAAGCCTTTAGGACCTCACCCATTGGTCTTATCCTTTACTTCTTGTAAAGTTGCTTGCAAATACGACTTTGGGGCTTTCAGGGTTGTCTTTGGCATCCTTCTTCTCCTTGCTTAAGGTTCATTTCTTCCATCCAAATAAAGTAGGTATAGACGCACCACCTAATGCACATATTGCCCCAATACACAATGTCATAACCTTACCGTTAATCCCTTTATATATAGCTGCTAGTTCAATTATAAACACACATACAATCGCTACAATTACTACAACCGCATTCATTTTTTGATTCCTATTAAGCACGTCAACCTCCTTGTGTCTTACTCCATTCAAAAACAGATTCAGCAATCGCCTTCCCTATCATTGTAAGCCCTTCTTCGTGGAGCATGAATTTTAAGTGAGTATCGTTCTTAAGAAATAAAGGCTCCAGAATGATCGATGGGCTGCCCGGGTTCAGGCAGATAAATCTCTTGTCATCTGCCTTAATCGACCATACGTCCACTTTTGATATCTTGGAACCTAACCATTTTTTAAGTTGATGAGACATGATCTCTGTGTAAGCGATACAGCTATCCCCAGCATCATCACTATGGAGGAGTAAAGCATATCTTCCATCCGGTGAGTTAACATGACATTGGATGTGAAGATCCACTTTCACGCTGTTACAGAAAGCATGTCGAGCGACGTAGTTATCATGGGCAAGGAGAAAAGTCTGGTGGCCAGCGGCTTCTAAAAGCTTGCGAGCGATTACAGCGTATTCAAGGGCAAAGTCTGCCTCGATATAGCTGTTGTATACAGCTCCTCTGTCATCTGGCCGGCTTTTCTTACCCATGTGTCCTATGTCAAGTGCTATCTTCATCCTAACCCTCCCATTCCGCCAGCCCCCCCTAAGAGCTGTTTAAGCATCGCTGGATTAAACCGTTGGCCACCACCAAGGGTAGTATTCTGCGCAAGCGGTGCCTGTTGTGGAGCAGCTTGTACGTTTGGCGCTCTACCAGCTAACTGTTGCTTAGGTCTTGCTGGAGCTCCCATCCCTCTACCAAATCCCTGAAGAGCTCCGGCTGCTGCTGCCCTCCCTACCGATGGTTGTTTAGTCCTCAACATCTTTTGTGGTGTCATTGCTGACCACTGTTGCATTGCCCCCATTGCTTTTCCCATGATATCACCACGGGTCTGTGTAAGGCCCTGAGCTAATGCCGGGATAGCAGAAGAATAGATATTGGAAAGGCCAGCTTGTGCAGAAGGCCCGAAATCCATCCCTCTCATACCCATCTGACGGAGATAGTCTTGAGCTCCTTGACCCATCTGCTGTTGTAAGGCCCCTTGAGTTTGCATCAGGTATCTCCTGAGAAAATCAGGCATCCCTCCAGTCATTGTTTGGAGATAAAGAGGGATCTGGGCTTGAGCTGCCCGCATGAATGGTTTCTGTTCTGGCGCATACTCAAGGGTCTCTTTTGATTTGTCCCTGCCAAGCTGACCACCAGCTCCTGATAGTGCTGCGCCTGCTCCTGCTGCTAATAATCCAAGTGCCATAGCTCTACCTCCTTATACTACATATACATACGTTTACTTTCTTCCCACATTATATAGTGTCAACTCCCCCATGTCAAATTATTGGCTCCTAAACTGAAGCCACATTTGCCCATCCCGCTGGTGTAAGTATCCAGACTTTATAGGTTAGTGAGAGCGAGAACGAGCTCGACAAAGATGAAGATGATGACGACGAGGATATTGACGAAGACGAGATTGATGACGATGACAGCGACGACGATGATATTGACGAACTGCTACTACTGATCGAGCTTGATGATATCGAGCTGGACGACGATGATATGGATGACGATGAGCTCGAAATACTACTGCTTGAAGAGCTAACACTTGACGATATACTGCTGGACGAGGAGCTTGTTGACGACGAACTACTCACTGATGAAATAGACGATGAAGATGATGAGATACTGGAAGAGCTTGAACTGGAAGAAACAGAGCTGGATTCTGAGCTGCTGCTACTTGAGCTCGATAGAGATGAGGAGGATGACGATGAATAATCATAGTCTGATCGAGTAAGCACCACATTATCGATATAGAAGGTTGCTGTTGCTCCGTAGGTTGATGTTGTTCCAACCCCTACCCGGATCTTCCTGATTTTCCTCGTGTCTGCCGGGAGAAATAAACTTCCAGAGTCCTGTAACTTACCGTTTACCTTTAGTCCCCATGTGTTAGCTGCTTCATCCCACTCCACTTCCACCACATACCGGGTGTCTACGGAGATAGGGGAGAAAGCATAAGCACTTTCTGCCCCGTCATAATAGATAGAGTTTTTAAGACGAAGGACACTGGCTTGCTGATCGATGCTACTTGCCCATATTGTGTTTCCGTCCGTATCAAAGCACTTAAAGATGTTGATCGTCTCACCATCAGATAAGGTTTCTGCCTCAAGTATAACGTCAAACCGGAGGTGAGAGGTACTGATTGGCCGGTCAAAGATATGCTCAACGTAAGCATAACGGGTAGCATTTCCATCTGTATAGACTTTAAGGCATTGAACCTGCCAGTCAGCAGGAGATCCAGCTACACCAACTGACACCTGATCTTCATCGAGTGTGCAGCCAGCATTAACTGTCTCCCCTTCACTCCATGTTTCGTCATATCCCGGATCTGCTTCAAAGTGCTCGTCGAATGCAACGTCAGCTAGGCTAATTGAGCTGGAGCTTATTGACGAGGAAGATATTGAGGATGAGGATATGGATGAAGATGAGCTTGAGATCGAGCTACTGGACGAACTGCTACTTGACAAGCTGGAAATTGACGAGCTGGATGAGGAAGAGCTTGACGAGGATGAGTCGTATCCTATTTCCCGGAAGAGCATGTCCTTGAGTCCCGGGCCGCTCCACAGGGTTCCTGAGCTCGCACTATAGCAGTTTTTGCCGTCTGCATATCCACCAGCCAGATCAACTCTCCATCGGAAGAAGTCTTTAGGCCCACCATCAGGAGCTCGAACTACGATTGCATATAGAGTTGAGGCGTAGAGATACGTGCCTGCTCCAAAGTCAAAGTTGTACCAGTCACCCGCACCTGCTGTAGTCAGGTTGTTTCCGTTAAGAGTACCAGAGCAGAGGTCACTTCCTGTTGGCAGTCCATCCGCATCTGTCGCTCTTATGCTAACAGTAATTGTCCCGGGACTTCCTGTTCTGTAGAGTTTGAGCTTAACCCGGTTAATAACATGAGTGGCAGAAGGTGTGAAGGTCTGGGCTCTCCATGTATGCTCACTTGTCTCCCATCCCTCATCATCATCGGTTGTGAACTCTTCGTATACCGCACCGGGGTAGCTTGAGGATGAGGAGCTGATGCTGGATGAGGATGAACTGATGCTTGATGAAGAAGAGCTACTACTACTGCTTGAGGATAGTGATGAGGAGCTTGAGGATGATGAAGAGCTTGACGAAATCGAACTGGAACTACTGCTTGAAGAGGATGATATGGAGCTTGAGGAGGAAGATATTGAGCTGGAAGATGAGGATGATGAGGATGAAATCGAGCTACTGCTGCTGGAGCTGGACAAAGATATACTTGAACTGGAACTGCTGCTTGAAATAGAAGACGAAGAAGACGATGAGGATGAGCTGATACTTGATGAACTGGAGCTCGATGATATAGAAGAAGAGCTGCTGGACAAAGAAATAGAACTGGAGGAGCTGGAAGATGAAGAGCTACTGCTGATGCTGGAGGAAGAGATACTTGAGCTACTACTCAAGGAACTGCTGCTGACACTACTACTACTCGATGAGGATATGGAGCTTGAAGAAGAAGATGAACTACTTGAGGAAGAGATACTGGAACTTGAAATTGAGCTACTACTACTTGATAAGGATAAGCTGGATCCGGCAGAATATGTACCGGCAATGATATCATCAATATCATCACCACTGATCTTTCTTCTGAACATAACCAGTTCATCTACTTTACCATCATAGCATCTATCATTATTATTAGCAAATCGACCTAACTCTAAGTCAGTAGTTGTTGCGCTGTTTGATTCTCCACCCGGGAGCGTGTTTGTTGCGTTTATACCCAACCAGTCACTTGCATCAGCATCCCAGATCTTGAGCGTTCCTGTCTTTGTATTCTTATCATACAATCCGGAAACGTGATACCATTTAGCTGTACTAAGAGCTGTACCAAAATTAACGTCGATACTGCTGGCTCCATTATTATATCCTATCTGTAGTCTTATAATGCCGGTGGATAATAGGTTAAGAGAAAAGGATCTGTCACCATTAACTCCTATCCACTTAGAAAGTATACCTGCATTTGGGGCTGTAAAGCTTTGAGGTTCTAACCAGCCACAGATAGTCCAGCTCATCTCTGGCTGACCATCCTTACACGGGAAGTCTGCATCTAAACCGGCATCGGCAAGCTGACCATATTGAGCAGAACTCTCCTCAAGAACGGCTGAATAGGCTCCTTCCTTCTTATCCGCTCCATCGTAGGTAGGAGTATTAACTTCAGTCAGGTCATTCCCACCTCGACTATCATCCATGTTCTGCCCGTTAAACGTCCAGACGGCAACACATTGTGGATCGGTACTGAAATCATTTGCCATGATATCACCTTAGTATAAGTAAAGGGCTCTTTCATCGTGATTGATGGAAGTATATCCATTATGAACAACAGTGATCTTAGTCTCATACTTCCCGACAACCATTGTGGCTAGGGACTTCCACCTGTAATAGTATTTGCCTACTTCCTCACCTAACTGAGGCATGGTGGTAGCAGCCAGAACACTTGTCCCATCTTTCTCAACAGATACTTTAATGGATGTGTCCGGAGTCATGAGAGTATCGTCATAGTCGGTAATTTCTGCTGAGATCCTGATTGTTGTACCTTTTGCAAATCTTGGACTGGCCATAATACACCTCGCTAACTATCATAATATTCTGGTTTGATGTTTATCTCTTCTTCGTAATCTACTGTTATCTTGAGTTCTTCTTCATACTCAGGCTGTACGTTTACGTCCTCTCCGTGATCCACTTCTATATTGAGATCTTCCTCGTAAGTGGGAGTGATATTAACTTCTTCCTGATGCTCTACATGGATGATATAAAGAGGTTCTCCGAGGGAGATTGATGAGCTGCTACTTGACGATGAGATCGAGCTGGAGCTTGATGACGAGGATGAGCTGATACTGCTGGACGACGATGATGAGCTCGAGCTTATCGAACTGGACGAGGATGAGCTCGATATCGAAGACGAGGAGGAGGACGAGCTGATACTGCTGGAACTACTGGAGCTTATTGACGAGGAAGAACTGGACGAAGAGGAGCTTATTGAACTGGAGCTACTGGACGATGACGACGAGATGGAACTGGAGGATGATGAGCTACTGATACTTGATGACGACGATGAGCTACTTGATGATATGCTACTACTGCTTGACGACGAGGATATTGAGCTACTGGAGCTTGAGCTGCTCGACGATATACTGCTCGATGAAGAAGAGCTACTGCTGCTGATACTAGATGACGAGGAAGAAGATGATATGAAACTGGAGCTACTACTAGAGCTACTACTAATCGATGAAGACGATGAGGAGGAACTTGACGATATACTACTCGACGAGGAGCTACTTGAGATTGAGCTGCTGGAGCTGGATGAAGAGATACTACTGGAAGAAGAGCTACTGCTAATCGAACTGGACGATGAGGACGACGAGGAGCTAATACTGCTGGAGCTGGATGAGGATGATATCGATGAGCTGGAGCTGGAGGACGAGGAACTTATGCTCGATGACGACGAGCTTGAAATACTGGACGAGGAAGAAGAGGAGCTAGACGATATTGAGCTTGAAGACGAGGACGACGAAATCGAGCTGCTGGACGATGAGCTCGAAATTGAAGAGGAACTACTACTGCTGCTGATCGATGATGACGATGAGGATGATGAGATCGATGAGCTACTAGAAGAGGAAGATATCGAACTCGACGAGGACGACGATGATATACTACTTGAAGAAGATGAGCTACTAATCGAACTGCTCGATGAGGATGAGCTGATTGATGAGGATGAAGAGGAACTGGAAAGTTCATAGGTCTGAATCTCATCAAAATACATTGATTGTAATGCATCTGAAAACCCGATAAATCTTATGTAATCCACACCTAAGCAGCTTATATCGTCTTCAAACTCATACCAATTACTCCAGACATCACCATCAATCGCAGCCCTGAATTGTCCATTAGTTCCTTGAAATATATCAAATTCTACTTTTACTATATGCCACTCATCAGCTGCATAATTATCATGAATAGTTTCTTTATCACCCTCTTCTGTTATAAGTCTTACACTGGTTTCTCCTATAAAGGATACTGCAAAATACGTGAGTGCATTATGTCCAATTATACAATAAGAAGTGGCTACAGAAGGCATTATTGCACAATAAACAATGCCGCTACTAAATGCAGGAGAAAAGGTTCTTTCAATACCTCTTAAACCACTAGGAACTACTACTTTTACTGCTTTAGCTCCCAAGTATCTTATATCTTCTTGAACAGTAGCATCAGTCCCCCCTACACTATCTGCCCACCCATCTTGCCCTGCTAAATCAGCTGTATTCAAGAGATTAAAATTCTGCTCATAATCCCACACATTAGGAGTTAAAGGAGTACAGGAAGAGGAGGAGGATGAACTGCTGGAGGATAAAGAGCTGCTACTGGATGAGGAAGAAATACTACTGCTGGAGCTTGAAGAACTTATACTCGATGATGAGGAGCTTGAGGAGGACGAGATCGAGCTACTGCTTGAGGATGAGGAGCTGGATGAGGAACTGGAGATTGAGCTGCTGGACGAGGAGCTGGATATCGAGCTGCTCGATGAAGAGCTGCTGATTGATGAGGAGGAGCTACTACTACTTATGGATGATGACGACGATGAGGACGAGGATGATATTGAGCTGCTGCTGGACGATATGCTGCTGGACGACGAGCTACTGCTTGATGAGGAGCTGGCAGATGTGTACGTTACGCTTAGTATGGGATCAAAGCCTGTGCCTGAATACTCAGAGAACAAGAAATTCAGAGAGTAGGCATTATTAACCGGATCCTCATCGTCGCAATCATGATCTTTCTCTCTTATGCCAAGTTTTGTCCAGCCATCAGGCTTAATCCAGCCCAGACCTGTAGCATTTAAGTTAAACGTAACATACTTAATTGTTGAACCTGTAGGCTGAACGTCAGGAGCACCTGCGGTAGGATCGTCTGTAGCACCACACTTTGAGTAATCACTAGCTTGTAGCTGAGTTTCACTGGTCGTAGTAGTTTGCACCAGCCTAAAGTAACAGTCTCCGTTCCATGTAGCTCCACGAAGCACAAACGAAGCAGCTGAAATATTTGCATCGCTTGGCATACTACTTGTATCAACAGGGAAGTATCCTCTTTGTAGATAATAGAGAAACTCTAGCCAACATCCAATAATTTCATCAGTATCCTCATGGTCACTACCCGTTCCGGCATGATCATGCAAAGCATCCCAATCGCTGCCAAACGTAGCATGATCACATTCACCATCACCAGCTCCAGAGTAGAAGTAGTCTGTATATTCATAATCAACGTAAAGAGGATAGACAGCATCAGCAAGAGTTTTCTTGTCAATAATCTTGGTCAGATATAGCTTGTCGGCTTCTTTGGTCAGCTTTGATTTACATACAGTCTTCTTCTTAAAGACAACCTCTCCAGTCACCTCTTCTTTTGCTCTAGCTGCCCTTATCCACGTCCGCCTATCTTTACCAACCTGTATTTTGTTGGTGAATTGTAGAGGATTTTGCTTGTCCCAAGGAGTACCGTTAACCTTGAAGTCAAGAGGTGTGTTTGTGACAAGCCGATACTTAAACTCCAGATCGCTGCTGACATCTGCTGGTTTCTTTCTGATAACAACAAGCTTCTGAAAAGTCTTCCCAAGCACCCTTATAACTAGATCAACGTCGGTTCCATAAGCATTAGCATAGACAACTTCCTTATTTGCCCAGAAGCCTGTAGTTGTCAGGATACCAGCAACGTGGCTGGTCCCTACCGGTAGAGTGTTAATGTTCTCCTCATCCAGTATCTGCTCATTCCCGGTAGACTCGTCTACAATAGTTGCATTGACAAACTTGATCCAGCCATCAGCGTAGGTAGGAATCTCAAGCTCATAACTGGATGTGCGCATTTCCCAGCCAAATCCAGTAGGAGTGGGAGAGAGATTAGGAGTTAAGGTAGGATTGATCTCCTGAAGCTCTTTGGTAGTCTTATGCTTATAGTGGATATGCCCGAGGTGAAACTCGTGGGTTCTCTCCCCAGTAAGAGTATCCTCGAAAACTTTTGCGGTTAGCGTCCGCTTATCTGTGAGTTCTACTTTTGCCATGTGTCCTTCTACATAAATAAAGCCCTCGCTACTGCAAGGAGATACAATCCTAAGATAGGTATCGTTCCCCCTGTGATCACAGTAACAAGGGCTGATTAAAGTGTTATGAATGGTTGGTTAACTTATAGGTTAACTCATGATAACCTCCGTCCAGTTGTTAGGGTCAAACTCTTTTTCTGCCCGCTCTTTTGCAGCAAGGCCCTTTTCTCGTAAGATGCGGTGGTCAAGTGTGCTGATAACATCAAGGTATTCTTTCGTTGAGTCACATAACCACCCGGTATCATCTGTAACTCTATCCTTTGCTCCCCACCTGTTGTCAGCAATTACCGGTAGTCCTATTGCCATTGCCTCAACGATTGTACGTGGGCCCTGATCAGTGTAGTTGTCAGGTAGCCTATACCAGAAACACGTCCCACGCTTGAGGAAGTCTATAACAGGGATCTGATTAACATTAAACCTGTGGACTTTCTGGGTACCGTTAAGAAACGAGGGAGCTGGCATAAATGAGAAGATAGTGGAGGGGGACTTCTCCCTGATCTCCTCTATCAAATCATTCGTATCTTCTGAATACTTCCGATCTCCCTGTGAGCTGTGACGGACGAGATGGAGGGTCCGGTTGTAATTGATGGACTCTGATAAGAATGGCTCGATGTCAACAGCTGGTGGGAGGACGAAACAGTTTGCATCTGGTACTCGTTTGAGAAAGTCGTCTCGCATAGTCGAGCAGAGAAACCCGTAGAGATCCCAGTGTTTCGTCCAGTCTGCTTTGCCAGCCCCACCAAGCTTGAAGTTGAGCATGAGGATTTTTTTATCTGCTTGTACCTTCTCCATGATCTTGTATTCGTCTTTCTCAAAACCCCAGATCATATCGTTAGCGTAGATCATAAGGATATCGCAGGGGTCGGTTAGGGCATTAGTTATCTCAACGGATGAGGGGATATGCTTTTTAAACTCATCACACACTCCCTTTGTTGGGACAAGCTGGATGTGGTAGCCTTCTTTCTCCATAGCATTGATAATCCATGCGACTGATCTCTCCCCACCGATGTAGGCATGGGCATTACACACCATCTTGAAGATCGGCTTGTCGATCGGGATGGGGAATGGAGCGTGGTCAGAAACTGGAGGAGCAACTCTAACAACCTTGGCTTTTGCGAAATATACCTTTAGAGCTCCACCTTCATAATAGGACTGAAGAGCTCCTACCACATCATCAGGCTGGATCATCGTGATACACTTTGGATAGGGCTTGCCAAACCGCTCAACGAGATTAGTACACATCTCCAGCTTTGATTTCCAGCAGGCTTTAATATAGAGCTTGGCTGGGTCAATAGGGTTATAGTCAGGACAGAGCTTAGCATCTTTCCAGTGTTCTACTAACATATTTTTACCAGAACATAGGCGGACATTCTTCCCTTTCTGATCCTTAGTTGTAGAGTAGTTCTTACAATTCTCACAATCGTTCTTGCAACGGAGAGAGCCCTGAAAGTGAAGGTATCTGTGATGGTTATATTGCTCAAAAGAAGCTGGCTCTCTAGCCCCAGCCACAATCACACAGGCTTTATCAAAGGCGGCAGCTAGATGCATCTGCATTGAGACTAAACCTAAAGAGCCATCACAGTGGTAGAAGAGTTTAAAGAGGTCTCTCAAGCCTGTTTCGGGATCCTCAGTGGTACCTATAAGGTTTATTACGTTGTCTCCGGTTAATGCTGGATGACTGTGTTTAGATTCTCCTAGCTGGACAAACGTGATTTCAGGGCAGGCATTCACTACCTCTTGCCAATATTCCGGTGGCCATATCTTTGTTCCGAAATCAGTCTTACCACCAGCTACAAGGATCCAGTAGTGGCCATCCACGATCTTATCTGCTTTCTCTTCCTCGCTCAGATAGAGATCAGGCTTAAGCGGGCCCTGCTTGATCGGAATGTTGAGATTATGCTCCATTGACTCCCTGAAGCCATTGGCATAGTGTAGCCCTCTTGTCTGGGAACCCTGAACAAAACGTTTTGGTCCAAGCTCAATGATCATGTCCGGGTTGTCAAACTCAGAGAGATTAGGATTGTTATCCCAGATATGAGAAGCAAGTGTTTTCACCCGGATCAGATACTTGTCTGGGTAGGTGGCCTTCAGATCTCTCACCGCACATGTTACCATGAGAGTATCGCCAATAGCCAGCCCACTATGAAACTCTACTTTTGTTAACGCCATGAACCTACCTCCACTTTCTTTTGACGAGCCCCTATCTTCTCCAGCTCTCTAGTGTTAAAGTGTTTTGCCTTGAGTTGCCTGATAGCTTCATCCATAGAGGGAAGGATATCGTCTTTCTTAAAGTTATGCGTAGTGGAATAAACCTCAACTCCCCCACCGTTCTGATATGATACGGTTATAAGATATTTCCCAGAGTCTATAGCAGCCATTACCCTGTCCCTTATCTCTTGCGGAGGATAGCCCCGGACCTCTTTTATCTCTACGGGTACTGTTACTGGCTGAGGTGTTGAACTCACACAGTTGATAACTCTCTGAGGATCTGGCTTCCAGTTATCATCGAAGATAAACCCTACCGGTGTCTTAAAGGGGTTCCATGTGTCACAATAACGAGTTTCAAGAGTCTCGTTAAAGTAAGTTTTAGAATCGCCCCAGACAACGATAGAAGCACCGCAGAGAGTAGCTAGGTGCATGACACCGGATGACTGACCGATTACACAGGTGGCACCTGCTAGATAGTACATGAGGTTTTCAAGACTCCCAAGATTACGAAGGTCAGTTGTATCTTTGATATGATGATCTCTTAAGGTACCAACAGAAGCAACTGATTGCGGGGGGAGGCCAGACACGATCTTCTCCCACAGGTCAAGAGGATAATCTTTACTCCCTCTTCCTATTCCTCTGGCGTGAATGAGATATTTGAATGGATGACCTTTCCCCTGACTATCACCAAACTTAATAAACTCTCCACCTACGATATACTTTTTGGGAGGCAGGAACTTATCAGTCACATCATCAGGCATCTCATACTTACACTTTTCCATGTTCTCTATCTTGTGCCAGTCAAGAGCCCTGCCTTCATGGTCATGAGAAACAAACGTAGCAAAGTCCTTGTAGAGTGGCTCCATATCAGGAAAGGAACATGCGTAAGACTTATCAAACTCACGGGACTTCCTCCTGCACCACGCCTGCCATGTCATTAACTCCCAGCCGAACTCACCGATCCAAGGTCCGAAGAATGCTACTTTCATAAAAACCTCCTGTGTTCGATTAACATTTTAGGTATCTTCTGGAATTCATCTACATAGCTCATGTATCTGCACATGGGACAATCTGCTATCTTTGGCTTTATTCTATTGCGACCCGCCCAGATCTCATTGAACTCATTAACGTTAAGATCTCCAACCTCATAGTGTGGTTCTCCTCTATGCTGGCAGCAGTAATAGACCCTGCCATTTGCGCCTATTACTCCTACAAGACCAGCAATCATACAAGGGAAGTCTGTCTTAGCCTTACACCGACTAGCAGAGTAAACCGTATCACTACTTGTTGTCTCATACTTAAAAACATCACCGTTAATCCACGCTGGTTTGAACTGGATGTACTTGACACCCAGCTCTTTAGCCAGTTTCTTTGCAGATTTGATACCCCAGACGTTATCTTCACACACTACATAACTCAACCCTAGAGCCGTAGATTCTCCTATTATCTCTTGTGCTCTAACAATATTCTGTAACACTTTATCAAAGTAATCAACTCCCTTGATCTTCTTGTAGATCCCACCATCAGGAGCATCAAGGCTAACCCGGATGAACTTGAATCCCCGCAATAGATTATCTGGAATACGATCAAGATAGATACCGTTTGTTATTAATCCCATGTCAAATTCTTGGTAGAAAGCTATATCGATCATCTCAACAGCATTATTATTCATAAGTGGTTCCCCACCGCCTGTGAAAGTAATACTCTTGATCCCAGCTTGCCGGAAGTCACGGAAGAGGCACTTATAGATATCAAGATCGAGATCGCATCTGTTTTCTGCCAAGTAGTCTTTATACATGCAGAATGAGCAATTCAGCTGGCAGCGGTTAGATAGATCAATCTCACAAGAAACCGGATTGACATATTCCCCGTCCATCATACGAATTATCTCATTCGTATAAAAGTAGATCTTCCTTTCCATGAATCCTCCCGTGGGAATGCCGGAACCCTAAGAGTTCTCCCCACATACCATTCTTTGCAGGGTCCTCAAGATCCTTACGTTCTTCAGCGTAGGGCTCCATCTTCCATTTGAGTCTGCTGCCTATAAAAGCTAGTTGCCAGCGGCGTTCTAACTGATTCTTTCCAACAAGGGAAATGGTACTGTAGGATTTATAGAGCTCATCCGTCTTCCCAAAGAACATCATGGTAGATGAAAAGTGGTAATGATTATGCCATTGGGGAGCTATGAAATCATGGCCGTCAAGCTCATCGATGAGAAGAGGGATATTCTCTGGTTTGCCGAAGAACACATCTCCGTTTATTTTGAGTGTGTATTTATACTCCTGTCTGAAAGCTGATCTTAACCCTTCTTTTGTGCACTGGGCCTCCCCGGGATACTGGCCAGCTTCTTCTGTGTAGATAATCTCATCTGCAAGTTGTCCCGCTGCCAAGGAGAGTCTGGGATCCACCTTGTTCTTACCGTTCTGAACATTATAGCAAACGATCACCCGATCGACTCCATGGTGCAGGAGCTTAAGGCAGAGGGGAAGGTTCGGTAATTGCCTGACAAATGTTGAGACGACGGCTGCTATCATAAAAAATCCACCACGCATTTAGGTTGTTGCTGAACCATCGTTAGTCCGCAGTTGTTGGCTGTGTAGAGCCATGTGAAACAGTTGACATCCGATCTGTTCTCCAGTTCTTTCCTGACAAGATAAGCATCGCTACACCGATCTTTCCGTAGATGCTTCTTAGTCGGTGGAAGCGTATCGTGTATGAAGATAACCCCGCCATTCAGCATAAGCGGGAGGAACAACTCAACTTCCTTGCGCAAAATGTCAGCATTGTGACAACCATCAAGAAAGACAATAGCAGGATGGTCATCAAACGTCTCTTTAAAGTATTGATCCATAAAGTCGAAAGATGTCCCTATAAAGCAGATGTGATCATTGAAACGATGGCGGAACGGTTTTATGTCACAGCTATACAGCTTAACATTGTGAGCTTGAGCATGTTTAGCTAACATCTCGGTTGACTTTCCTACTCCTATCTCTACAATAGCACCCGGTACGTGAGTAAGGATGATATCAGCCAGCTTGTCTATTATGCTCCACATGATCCCCCCAGTTATAACCAAACATGTCGAAGAGATAACGCTCTTTGTGTTTAACCCAATCGATTAATGGCTGGTTATAATAAGTTGTGTAGTGGTCATGCCTAGACTTATTTACCTTTTTCATGGTGATCAGATTGCTCTTTTGCTTATCAGACAGCTCAAAGATATAATGAGAGAAAAGGTAGATGAGATCAAGGGCTAAATTCTCCATACTGATAAACTGGTCAACAAGGATCTGATCAGCACTAAACCCATCCCACTTATCCAGTGCAAATATCTTTTCATGATCACAGAATGTTTCTATAAACTTCCACGTCATCACACCGATGTCAAACCGGTTGAGGATATCAAAGTTAATAAACATATGAGAGGAGGTCTGTTTGACAACTCCTGTTGCCTTGTCCAGATTGTTCATTGTTTCTTTGAAATCCCTTGTGGCTAATGTGGGGAATGAGTTCCCGGGTTTTCGCTGATTGCCCACAAATGCCCACCATGATACGTACCAGTCAAAAGGGTTCCGGCAGGTACCAAATTTGAAGCACTTAATATCCCTGACTTTGGATACCGGATGGTGTCTTCTGGCTCCTCGGCCTGTCCCTCTTGTTCCGGGAACGTTATGGCCAAAGTAATCCTGTAAGAATGTACCGGCTGTCTTGACCATGTGGACTGAGATAAACTTATCATGGATTACCATATCTCACCTACCTCCCAAGTTTGCTGAATGGTTAGCTTGTTGTCCTTTGCATACTGGCCTTGAACGTGGAGCATGTCTAAAATGTCAAAGATGCGAATGGGGAGTTTTGTCATTGTCACATTCATAGAGCGCCTGTGTCTCATATAAAAGAGCTCAGCACTTCCACCTCTCTTTGTGTGGTGGTTGAAGTTACGGAAGAGAGTGTGGAGAATCCCGGCAAACCCAAACATCCATGCGGTTTGGTCCCCGACAACTTGAGCGCCAACAGCCCCATCTCCTTGCATCGGATATTTCTTACTTTCCAGTGCTTCCCATAAATATTCTATCCCGTCAAGGTTTCCTACCCTGAAATCAGCTGCTAACTTAAGGATGTAGTGGAAACCTTTATCGTAGAGTATTTCAAATCCCATCTTTAACTGCTGGAGCTCACCGGCCAGATGACCGTGGCGAGCGCCGGTTGCGAAGACTTCCTTGATACCGTTAAACTTTTCGAGTGGTTTCTTTATCCTTTCTACGTTCACGTCATCATAACCAAGCAGGACATAGTAGGGAGAGTTGTCCCATGACGGGAGACACTCATCCCAGAAGAGTTGCTGGCGTGGATGGGATGTGAGCAGGATACCTACTGTTGACGGATCAAACTCATGCTTAAAGTAGTTCCACTTTCTTTTCTCGGTCATTTTGCAAACTCCTCTCTTGATCCACCTGCAAGATCTATTTCAAAGTGAAAGTCCATCTCAAACAAGAACGCAGCCTGAGCGAGATCATCATCATCATGAGAAGAGTTCCTGAATAGTCTACAGATCAGCATACTGGATACAATCTTTCCTGTTCCTGAGATTGTACCGATATCTGTAAAGTAATGCTTGCCTGCGGTTAATGTTACGTCACCAGATTTGGTAGCAGTTGCAGCGCTTGAAGCATCCGATGTGATGATAGTTGTATTGCTGAAAGTACCATCCATATCTGCCCATGTATACTCCAGTCCCCACTTGACAAATTCATTTGCACCGCCTGAGACAGCCGGGGTCCAGTGGACGTGAGCTTTTATATCAGTCCCCTCTTTGTATGTATGTGGTAGCTGGACAGCAAAGTATAATTGCTCCTCGTTCCCTGCTACAGCTTCATCAGCAAAAGAGTAAGTAAAGACACCAACGCTACTATCTCCGTCGTCTTTAAACTGAGCAAACGTAGGAGGATTATCGACTCCCTTCTTCCCGATTGTTGCCGGGGTACGAAGATCATCCCATACGGTTGAAGGATCTGATGTATCTACCCACAGGTCCCATAACTTTGCATCAGCTGGTTCACTACCCTGTCTCCAGATCCGGGTAAGTCCTTTACCTTCCATGAGTGAAACCTCATCTATACTGTCTCGCTTGGTAAGGACGGATCTACCATCATAGTCTTTGGCAAAGAGCTTGAGAGCGTTTGCTGCTGCGGCTGCGATGGTAGCTGACTGCTCGTGGAGTATCATTGTCCCATCAAAGTTTACCCTGATGATTTCTGTCCATGTGATATTCCCAGCTGTCGCATCTGCTCGCTTGATAGAGACATAGCCTGAATCTTGATCACTGTCAATCATCTCAATTAAGTAGCTGTCTCTTGAGTTATCAGGCGAGGTCCAGACGAGGGTAGTTGGATCCTGCTCAGCATTCTGAGAGATAAGGACATAATCACTACCGCTATTAAAGTAATCGTTTGTTATTCGCATCTTATAGTACCCACCATGGCTCCCACTTTACGGTTACTGGCTCGGATATTTCACCAAACTCATCATCTTCATAGCCTGCGGCTTGAACCTTGTACGTATGAGTTCCATTTCGTGTAGTGCTGGCAGCCGCATCAAAATGATGATAGATCATCCATCCCTTGATCGGACCTCCCTTGAGTTTATTATGTCTAATCCTACCTACCTCTTCATCATCCTCGTAGATGATATAGCTCTCCACACCTTCGTAGTTATCGTTTGGCTTCCATTTAAGGATAACAACCATCCAGCGGAAAGGTGTTGGCGGGAAGAGAGTATTGATACCTAAACACTCACCAACTGGAGTATTTGCCTTTGACGGACCTTCTGTATCCTGTATAATTGCCATAGGCCCGATCTCATCGCTTTCCGTCTCTCCTGCCATGTTCCCAGCTGCTACCGCCCATGTAATCTCTGTGTCTTTGCGAAGAGGGAATGGGTAGACAAAGAAGGGTCTGTCGTCATCTTCATCTTTATTTATCCTAGCTTCAGGAATACGAGCAGTATACATCCAAGGGCCAGCATCACGATTAGGAGACTTGATCTTAATCTTTACCCGGTAGTATGTTGCCTCATCTACAGAGTCCCACTTCATCTTCACGGTGAAGAGTTTGAAGCCAAGGACGAGGACCATGTTGAACCCTTCATCGGTATTAACAAGAGGCTTGTAAGGTACAGGCGCATCCGGCGGTCCAAAGCTTACCTTATCATAGCTCTCTACCATTGTTGCGGTACTTTCCTGCTCATCTATATCTACAGCCGTCACCCAGTAGTGGTAGTAGTTGAACGGGATCTCGGGGTAATCAAGATCAGGGCTGACAACAAGCTTATCGTATCTCTGCTCTGTATCTCCACCCGGATTCACAGCAGAGAGCCCAAGGACAAAATATTTTACATCCAGCACAAAGGAGGTTATTGGATTAGGATCCGTTGATGATACCCAATCGCCATCATCCACCTTAACATCAAGTGTATCGTCAGATTTCTTCCACCGAACCTCGATGTGATGCCATTTATTACGATCGCCAGAAGACCAGACTTTCGTATGCTCCACCTCTTTCTCAACGTCATTCCCAACATGAGAGACCCAAAGCTTCCCCAATCTCATGTCTATCAACAAACGATTTTTAACACCACCTGAATGAGCATGAAAGATCCGTAACCAGTCTTGCGTATGGATAACATCGATTGGATACCATCTTAAACTTATATAGCCTTCATCCCCATTAAGATCACAGGTGCTCCAGTGTAACGTAGCACTCCCAACCTCGCATTGCAGGGAGTAGATCCCATCCCAAACAATCGCTCCATCTATATAAGCACTGGTAGTAAGCACTCCTACTTCTGTGTTTAGATCCTCGTCTATATATGCAGTTTTGAGATCATTTGCCGTGTGTGTTCCATACTCTCCATTCCAGAAGAAAGATTGTGTCCCTTCTACCCGTCCAGCAGAAAGCTCCACTATCTCATCATCTACAAAATGTGTACCACCAAACTTTTTGGTTTCTGTGTAAGGCGTGGCTGTACCTGCCAGAATAGTAGCAAGGTAGGCCGTAGCTTCTGCATCTGTCCCCTCTAACCTGTATATCCGGTAATAATCAATCTGCTGCTGCATAAGGGCACCTGTTGGCCAGTCCCATGTGAGTTTAATATACTCACCTCGGCGGATGAGGTTTTGACGGAGACGTTTGGCCTCAACGCTTTCAATCTCATCTGGTGGATCAGGATCCTTGTCGGTAGTATATTCACCAATCTCGCTGTAAGGAGAGACAAGCCGGACAGGAACGTTGACCGCTTTCACCCTGAACTCATAATCTGTGTTACACAGGAAGTTTTCGAGCGTTACCTTTTGCACATCTCCACCGTAAGCACCGTCAGGATCATGCTCTACCCAGACAGGAAGGCCCCAGAGAGCCCGAGTTTTAAGCTTCCTTTGTACCCAGTAGCCTTCAGCTCCATCGGTACACCACCATACAACGTTAACGTCACACCACCATGCGTTACGTTCATGGACTTCAGTTGACATGGAAGCAGGGATAAGAACAGGTTGAGTAGGCTTGCCAAACTCTGCATTGTCTGGGCCAAGGTAGCTATAAGACAACTGGCCATTGTTATCAACACCCCACACCCAGTAGTGGTACTGGTGTTCTTCTAGTACCCCGTTATCTGTATCATCATCAGAGTCGAACTTAACCCGGTCAACGTAGAGAGGGAGCTTGCCGGTTTCTTTGAGGAAATGCTCATTGTCCTCTAGCGTACCATCTACAATAGCCTCTCCAGATGCTGTGAGCTCATCGCTTGTAGGAGCAGGAATACCTTCAGTTGTGTCTTTGCGAAAGAGAACATAGTGGCTGAACCGGAGAGGGTAGCCGAGTAAAGGTGTCCATGTTACACGGAGACAGCGGGTGAAGAATAGCGGCTTGGCTTTCATCTCAGCTGTGACAGGCCATGCAATCGGAAGGATGGCAGATGTCTTGATCAGGATATCGTCTGTCCATGCGCTCACACCTTCTGCACTCCACGCCTTTATGTTGAATGTGTGGAGAGAGTCTGACCGCAACCTGTAAAACTTCTTTTTCTTAATAGCCATTAGTCTAATCCTGTTTAGTCTAATCCTGTTTCTTCGTCAACATCATCACCAACGGTAACGCCTGTCCTTTTCACTCTATAAAATATATCTACTGTCCCGTCATCCTCATCGATCGTATTATAGACTATCTCAACGTTACACCACTCGACACCAAACCAGTTGAGATGATCGGTCTCACGTGTGCCTGCAACGATATCAGACCAGTCCACCACAGCTCCACCAGCTTCTCCATATTCAGGTTGACCACTGGCATTGAGAGGGCAGGTTGTACCATCGCTGTGAATAGGCTGGACGATCGTAGGAGTTGAGAGATCTTCCGAACTGGTAGGACCGGTACTTGTTTCTTCTGATGTGAAGACTGATGCAGCATTCCCTTTACCTATCGATCGAGCCACAACGTAGAAGTTTCCAGCTCGTTTGTTGAATGTGCTGAGAGCGCCTATGTTGAATAGCTTGTTTGATGGGTAGTTTTTGATTACCCACTTATCGCCTTCTACCCATGTCACGCCGGTGGCCTTGATCTGGTACTTCCGATCTAATAGGCGGTAGGCACCAGCTGCGATAGGACCGCTTGTACTCTGTGTGGTGTTTTCAAGTGTGAGCTTATAGTATATCCCCCCCTCATCATTACCCTCGTACATCTGCTTGTCAAGTGTCACTTGAATCAGGCGGGTATCGAGAACATGAGTATTAGCAGGAGTGTCTGAATCCTCTGTTTTCAGGTAAGTATCAGGAGAGCCAACAGTCCCTGTCCCGTAGTGATACCCGGACTGAAGATAGGGATCTGGTTGAGGAGTGAACCCCGTATTCTGTGATCCGTAGAATTCATACCCTTGGATCTTGCCAATATACTTCCATCGCATGAACGGGTCAACGGTTGCCCAGCCCCACGTACCCATCTCCCATGCTTTGAGGTTTTGAGGAACAGGGAGGCTTACTTGAGTAGGTGCTCGTTCATCACCGAGAGTGGAGATCTTTTCTGTGAGTTTCTTCTCAAGATCAGCTATCTGCTGCTTGAGCTCTTGGCTGGTATCATAGAGACTCTTAACCCGCTTGAGCTCAGATCCGGTAATCGACATCTTGAGCCGTTCGAGTATCTTCTGGATAGCTCCTTGATCATAATCTTGAGGTAGCTTTTCATGTCCCATTAGCTACTCCTGATCGGGCCTGAACCCTTGGTCGTTAATATCAAGTGTGATTTCTTTAAGAGCGTACCGTTTCTTACCGTCGATAGAGAATCCGATAAGAGTACCATTATCTCCGGGATCTTGGCACAGGTCATATTTCTTGTAAGTGGAGAGCTGGATCTCTTCATCATCAAGAGGTGTAACTGGGATCTGGTCGTAGTAAGGAGTGATAGTTAAGAGTGCTTTGCGAGACGGATCGCTAGAGAGGTTCTTTGCATGGAAGATAATCCAGTTGATGTATTTATCAACGTGTGGTTTGCCAAAGTCATAATCGATCGCACGGAGACGGCTGGTGATTTGAGAGGTTGCGTTTGTAACATCGTCATCGAGATCGGTCTCACCGTCAAAGAGTTTGTTGATAAAACCAAAGTCAGATCCGGCATATATCTCACTGGTATCTGTCCCCCCTGTCCATTTGGAGACACACTGAACATTCCAGTTAGTGAGTGGAGCCCATGTTCTTGTTGGCATGTAACAGGCAAATCCTTTTGTGTTGTAAACTCCACCGTCACTTCCAAGGAAGATGAAATAGTAGCGGTCGTTATACCAGCCGATAGCGTGGGAGAGCTCATCTGGTGTGTAGCCTTTGATGTCGTCCCAGATCTGCTCCCCGGTATCTTTGTCAATGTTTGTATGGTCGCCGAATATCACCCCTTCATGTGAGAGCCAGCCAAATCCTATATTGGGGATAGGGGCAACGGAGAGAGGAGCAATACAGCCAATCGAGAGATCCCGAGGAGATTTTTCAAACGTGTTGAGATCGATGGTATAGAAACTTCTCTCCTTCCATGCGAGAAGATATCCGTAATAGAACTCACCCCAGATAGATTTTTGGCCGTCGTCGGGATTGAGATCGAATGCGTCTTTATCCATACACTGATGCGGGATGAATGGGAGTGAGAGATGGAATCGGGAAGAACGGCGGGTACCACGCCTATCGATAACATCAATATAGAGCATACGGTTGTCAACTTTTCTCATGTGAGCTGATTTTGGTGGTTTGTAGATGTCTGGTTCGATAACAGGGCCTAAAAGATCTTCTGGGATCTGGTCGAGGTATGAGGTCTCTAACCTGTCTATTGTGTCGAGATACCGGAACGAACCTATTGAGTCTGTCCGGTAGATGCGTTTGCGGACGATGCGAGTGTCATATGGGACTACAATATCAGCGAGGTTAATGTCATTCCCCGAAACGGTGATTTTACTCGATGGTTCTGATGCTGGGCCTAGATAGCCAAGCTCATCTTCCAGCTTAATCCTATATGTGATATTATCCCCTTTCACCGCTCCTTTCTTTGTCATCTTGAAGTCTTGGAAGTTGATAATGGCGTTTCTCTCGCTGGAGGCCTGAACGATGATCTCATGAGCTGCGATACACTGAAGAGATGACCACGGGGAATCAGACTTTAAATGAGGGATCATATCTTTCCGCTTCCATGTTAGAATACCTTGCCACCATCCGTCTTTATCGTCTTCTTTGTAAACACGCTGGAGGCCGTATTCCTTTGCCAGCTCACGGACAGCAATGAGGTTCTCTTCATTTTCCGCTGGGTATTCGAGGGCCTTGTTATAACCTTTTACTATCCCACCGAGGCTCCCAAACATGGTGTTTGTATCGAGCACATACTCGTAATAGTTATCTGCATCGGGTACTGGCTTTCCGCCTATCCCTTCTTTTTCAAATGTAAATCCTTTCCCACCGTAAGTATCTATCGTGAATTCATCATCTGTATCCCACAACATACCCCATGCGCCTATTCGATTAGGGAGTACCCATCCGACGATCCCCCAGCGATTACCAGTGTCGCCAGATACCCAGTTCTCATTTCGGATACGCTTACCGATGAGGGCTGCGGTAAAAGCTACTCCGCCTGTTTTGATCAGGATTCTGGAACTGTTCCCACCGGTATGTACACCTGTATCAGCCTCGAAGCTTGCATTGGCATTAGCATAAAATCTAAACGTTATCTTTGCGATATCACGAATGTCTGGCGTGGAGATCCAGATTGAGAATTCATCGGTTGGTGTCCCTGACACCTCTACCCAGTCGATACCCATCCAGTTTCCAGTTTTATTCTCCTGCTTGGGAAAGAGGAACCCATCGAGATTAAAGTTGAAGTCATTGTATTCAGTAAGGTCGTCGTTCTGGTTGAAGGTAACTGTCATCGCACCACCAGCATCAACTTGGAGCTGCATGGATGCGAGAGAGTAGTCACCTATCTTGTATCGGCCATGCGTGTATTCCGGGAAGATTAGCTGGCCTTGGCCGGTTGCCTGACGGGTGAAGTTGGCATAGGCTTGGAAGAGCCAGTCAGAGACCGTATCTACTATCCCTCCTTCTTCAAAATAATGGTCGATACCCCGGTTGAAAGCATCGGCAACGATCAGGTCGAGTGGCATAAACTTGTTGATGAGTTTGGAGGCGGATGCTGGTTGAAACCGGATGTGGTCAATATATAAGATACCAAAAGTATTAAGGTTCAACGGAATACCTACATTGCCAACAAGCATGTAGTCTACCGATGTCCAGTCGAAATCTCTGACTGTACCTTCAATAACTGTACTGCTAGTCTCAAATTCCTGCTTATGGATATGACGCTGCTGAACGTTCTTCAGATCACCGAATACTGTGAATGTACCCTCTGCGGTCTCCCCAGCAGTATCATAAAATTTTATCACCGTTACTACGGTTCCAAGAGCAGAAATATCTCCACAAACATCGAATACACAGATATCAGATCCGTCTACATCCGTCCCTTCACCGTATACTGATAAGTCCTTTGTTCCGGCCCAATCATACTTTGCGGTAACACCAGATGGGATTACCTTACAAGAGACTCCTTCTGTTGCATAGACATAGTTGTTTTCGATTGCCGCTCCACCTATATTTCTTACCCACGACTCGATTGCATCACAGGTAGCTACTTGAAGAGAGAGCTCAGATGGGAGTGGTGGGGTTTTGAGCAGGCGGATGTTGTCAACTGTGATACGAGCTGGGTTAGATCCTGTTGTCTCGGCATTGGACTGGATATGGATCTTGATATAGTTGATAGTTGCCCAGTCATCGAGATTATCTGGATCTATGTCGATAAACCATGCTTTCCTAAACCGACCAAAGAAGAGCTTGTTACTATATGGGTTCATTGCCCACTCAGCCAGCATGGTTCGTTGGATCATGTCAAAATGGTCCATATCGGAGTCAGTGTAGATTGTGACGTGAAAACCTTTTGAGAAATCACCGGATGCATCAGGAGCAACGGATGAGAGTTCAAACGCTACCTCATCAATATCTATCTTGGTAAAGCGGAAGATGTCTATTGCGATATAGTCATTGAGAGTTGAGCGGGATCCCATTGTGTAGGCATCGGGAACAACATCCTGCCAGTCGTTATCAGTCCCACCAGTGAGCTCAGATGTAATCACTTGAGTCGTACTATTGACCTGAAGGATAACGGCTGTAGATCCGTCTGTTACGTTTTCTATCTGAAGGCCGATGTGAGCTGTTGTAAATGTGGCAGCTGAATCATTAAGCGTAACCCCATCTGTCGTCCCTGTTGTGACTGTTCCTCCCCCAGCGTCTATCTGGTAGAACCATTCGAGGTTGAGAGTAGCTGGGAGATGGTAGACACCTATAAGTGTCTTGCCAGCTGAGAAATCAGACTGTTCGAGGGTGAGCCCGAAGTCCCCTTCTGTGTGCCGCTCAAATCCACCGTCTAGGAAGTGACGGACCATATTGGTCTCCCCATCTGTATAAAACGTCCATTCATCAGCTCCCGGTGGATGGTCAGCCTCAGTTTTGGTTTCCATATAGGCTATTTCGAGTTCAGGATCAGCATCTGGGATCCCAGCTTCATAGACCTGAGAGTCCTCCTTCTTGATCATAAGGACTGGTTCTTTCTGGTTCGTGTAATACGTCCGATCCTTGAGCTGCTCGAAGTTCCCCTGAACGCCTGCTGTGAGTGTAATCCCGGGTGGAAGGGGAAGGGTATTCCATTGGGTCCCGCTCCATTTTCGTAAGGTTGCGTTTGAGGCTCCATCTACAGCTGCGTAGAATTCCTTGAGCTCAGCTTCCAATGCAGTGAGGCCATAGTACCGGTGGAGTGCTAAGATCCGGTAGCCTACATCATCCTCTACTTGAAGAGAGGTGATATTAGTCCCATCAAGAGTAGACAGCTCATTTGTTATCCCCTCCCTCACCTCAAGATTGCCGTTATGGATAAGGTAATTCTCCAGTTCATATAAGATCCCGGGTGATCGCTTGACAATGGCAGAGTCTCTTCTGTCCACGCCAAACGGCCCGGTTATGTGGTATAAGTCTTGTTTAGGCATTAGCTTCTCACCCTATGATGTTGTGAGTAAGTTGAAGGAGATATTGTCCTCCCCATGTATCCACGGACTAATTGACCAACCTGCTTCTTCGCACGAGCAAGCTCATTGATATAGAGAGTATCATAACGGTCAGACTTTGTTTTGGTTAGAGCAGCGCTATCAGCTTGATTGGCTTTGAGGTATGCTATGATCGCAACTCGATAGATAATGAGATATGGGAATTCAGCAGCGATTACACTTTCGGTAGTGGGAGCAGCCATAGCAGTTTCTTTGTAGACATATGGGATTGTTCCAGCCCGATTGATCGCATAGGTATCATCAGCTGAAAAGACATCCCCTGTTCCACCAGCAAGAGTAACTGTGAGTTCTGTTGCACTTGTGATGGCGGTTATCAGGCCATTACTCCCATCTGTGATATTCCGGATTGAGTAGCCCACGTAATCACTTATGAAAGCAGCGGAACTGTCGATAAGAGTGGTGAGACCGGATCCAGCTGTTGCGGTACCGGATGCCTGAACTTTTGGTGGTGGATAGAGTGAGAGCTTATCACGAAACCGGATGTAATAATGCTCGGGCTGATCGATACCATCGGCAGTCAGGAAGTCGGGGTATTGAGTTTCTAACCATTTTATCCCACGTTTCTTGAGCTCTTTATTATTGAAGAATGGGAGGAGGAGAGGATGGAGTTTTATGAAATCGCTATCATAGGAATAGTCAGCCTGTTCTTCTACCCCGTGGAGGATCTGCTCCTGCCATGGGTAATTGAGATCTTTTGTTGCCTCGAACGATGCGTCATTTGCCCAGTCTGTGAGCTCATCATCCTTGACAAAGTTTTCTCGTGGCTCTCTGATAATTGACCTGACCCTTTTTCTTATCTCGCTTAGTACCATTTTGCGCCTCCAAGAAGAAAAGAGGATAGAGAAAGCCTGTTTGAAGGTGAACTTGTCCCTATCCTCTTCGTTGTTAGTGGCTTTCGTTTAAGTTTGTTGTATAGGCTCTACTCCTTACGACATTGCAGGTGCGTCAATCTGAGCTGTACCGTTCTCACTAATCCAGTTATTAAGAACTCTTCCTGTTGATGCCTGGGCAATAGCAGAAGCGGTATCTGCACAGATTCGGTTATCTATAACCATAACCCTTGCAGAATTTTCAACTTCGATACCTTCTCCTGTTACTCCAGTTGCAGCTTGTGCACTATCGATAACATTTCCTCTGATAATGGTATGGACAGCAGTATCGACGGCAACATTAAGGGTGATACCACTTAACTCTGCAAAGATGTCATTATACTCGATTTTTGTGCCGATACAGAAATGATGACCATCACCAGTCGTCCCAGCTAAAGTACCGAGTTTAATCCCATACTGAAACTCACTAGCAGCTCCGTTCCATGTGCCAATATGGTTTCTCCTGATGATGCTATAATCCATGTGAGCATCCGTAGCTACGTCCGTTTCAGGACCAATTTGAAGCCCAGTGATACAGGCAGCAGCTTGCCCTGAAAAGTGACAGTCTTCGATGATGCTGTATCGCATATTGCCTAAATGAACAGCAGGCAAGGTTGGAGCACCAGAAGCCGCACTCATAAAGGTAATATTCTTGAACATAGCACCCGACATATCGCCTGTATAAGCAGTGGTGGTTCCAGGGTAGACCATAACCGCCTGCCACGGATGACCGGTATTGCAACCAATCAACGATACGTTTGTCAAATTCCCCGTGAGGATTTCTGTATAATTACCGGGAGCAATGTAGATGATATCACCAAGGCCGCTTGTGTTGGCAATCTGGGTAGTAATAGCTTTTTGGATAGTTTTGAAGGCTTGAGTTGGAAGCAATCCACTATTCCCATCGCTTCCATTCGTTGTATCCACAAACCATATCGTGCCCAAAATTACACTATCTGCTGCTCCACCTGTTACTGGAACACCGAAACTCGTTATCCCGTTAGGGAAGTGGGTATAGCTCATAATCTTTCTCCTAGCAATAGGAACACCCAAGTATAATGCTTGGCTGCCCGGGAGAATAAGTGGTGACTAGACCACCGCACTCCCGCTTACCCGTTGTTATTTGGCGTAATCGCCCCTTCTGTGCTCATCTTCCCCGTAAGGACGATCAAAGCATAAATGACAGTAATACTTTTCCTCATCACCTACTCTTACCATCTCATCGATCCACCACTGTTGCCCGCATCTTGCGCATGTCCTAGTCCGCTTACCTTGTGGATAAGGGATTGGGACGGATTCTGCATCTAACTTTTCTTTAGTATAATCAGTTCCCATGTGGTTGACTTCCTATTGCAACAAGCAAAGGAGAACCTCCTCCTCCACCTATTAACCGTGGCGTTTGCTTTACTGTTACGTCAGAGAAAACCTTTTTCATAACTCCCTTAAGCGAACTGGCATCATAAACCCGCTGATGTTCAAGCTTTGACATATGCCCTATGTTCTCACTGGGAACACCAACAATCACCTTTCCCTTTTTTGTCTTCAGTAAAGATGCCAGCTTCTCAATAAAAGCAACATCATCTATCATGTGCTCCAGAAGATGCGAAGAGATAACGTGATCAAACATTTTCCCATCTACCTGATGTGTCCTAAAGTCTGCTACCTCTCCATCAAACCCCCTCCTCTTAACCTCTTTGATAGCTGTTTGAGAAAAATCAAAGCCATAGCACGAGCAGTTCCTTTCCTTTTTCAACATAGTCATTAAAAAGCCGGGACCACATCCCACTTCAGCTACCGACGAACCCTTTGGTATTTGAGCGCAGATATATTCCCACTCACCGGGATAAACTCTCTTTAGCCCCTGCACTTTATTTGCAAAATGCCGCTCTTCCCAATACCCTGACTCACGAGTATCTTCCTTAGCTATCTTATAAGATACACCATCTACATCTGCCGCATAGTACGATCTAACCCACAAATCGTTAACATGAACCGATCCGACATGATCGCACTGGACAAGAGTATCAACGTAGACTTTATAGCCAGCCTTCTTTGCATCTTCACAAAAAAGGATATCATGACCTTTTTGCCTCTCCCCCAGCTCCCGGTCCCACTTATCATAAAAGCAGGGGAACCTCATCTTTTCAAACACGTCCATGTCTACCATAAGGCACCCTATCCCACACCAGTCAACTTCAACGAGATGATCTTGATTGTCGGGAAAAGGTGAGTATTCTTCCTTCCATCCCTCTCCGGTACTACCAACATATTTAAACCTCTTTTTCTTCTTGACTTTCCAACCAGCTACCGGACTATAAGGAGGTTTCTTCAGATAATACGTACCAGACACGATAGGAAGATCCCGATCAAGCAGTTTAGGGATCGTATCAAACGGGAACTCCATATCGATGTCAAGAAACAGTATCTTCTCACACTTCCACTTCCACGCTTCTTTAACTATAGTATTCAAGGAAGCAGACTTCACCGAAGCCTGCCCCCTGATTACTATATGCTGGTTAGGTTTTGCAAGCCCGATAAAGTTCCAGAAAAACGAGCTGTCTACTTTATCTTGGTTGTTACAAAGCCCAATACATATTTTACAGTCCTGCCATGCTTTCTTCAAAGTGCCCCCTTATTAGATGGCTTTGCGCTTCTCAGAAAGGTGTTTGTTAAGCACCACTAGATAGCGAGCATGAGCTAGGGTCATATCGTTACCCACTAGATTATAGTACCCTACAATCTTAAGCGGGTCAGCAGTACCGGTTGAAATAGCGTCGTAATCAATTTCAGCCGATGACTGCCCACTAGCCGTAGTTCCTGCTTCTGGATTAGCAGCAAAAGGACAGGTTGCACCTATTTTTGCTTGAGCCGTGGTTGATCCCGGATCTGTAGTTCCATCTGACTGTGCCTCAAATACAGTATCAGGATCATCATAAACCCCAATATCCGCCGCCGGGTCAGTGCCGGCAGCTACGTAACTAGCAGCGATACCGATAACATTATCAGCACCACCAGTAGTTTTAAGAGCAGCAACATTCCCAGCGGTCCGAAGGACTACCGGCCCTCCTCGAAAAATAGCAGAAGTAATTGTTGCTTTGTATTGAGTCATGCGAGGAGTATCGTGAAACCTCGACATAACCGGAGTTAATCCATGAGCGTGATCTACATTAGCCATGTTAGTACCTCTTGAAACGTATCCTGAACTTGACAGGGTTATTATTCTTGGGCCACCTGCCAGACCGAGGGTACTAGGTTTAACTACTAATTTGCTACTAATCTGTGAGAATTAGTATTTACTAGATTAAATCGTAGGGAGATAAGTAACCTTCCCACGAAAGTTTAAAAGCTTTGCCCTATTATAAAGAAAAGTTAGTCGCTCTAACAGTGGTGGAGTGTAGTTCCTGTAATTATTGTCTTTAATAATCTTTAGGTATTCCAACAACACCAAAGCGTGTTCTTTTTTTATAATAAGGTACTCCTTAATTTGAGGCAAAACATGCCGTACTTGGTTGGGAGTTAATTTAAGACGATAAAGAGTTTTGTGTTTATTATTTTCCCTCTTTTCCTTCCCAATTCGTCCGTTTCCAAGCATATCTCTTACTTTGTTTATTACTTCAATATTTGTGTTACTCACTTCAAACCTCGAATGATAACTCATACCACCAGCATACGGAGATGTATAATTTTTGCCTATTCCAATAGTACCTTCTCCATCCCAAAATCCAGCGACATAAGCACATTCCACATCAGACATTATTCTATCTGTTTTTAGGTTATTCCCTTTTAAAGAACGAAAATATTTAGCTCTTTCAAGGTACTTTTCCCGATTGGCCTCATAGCGTTCTTGCTTCTTTTGAAGAATGAGTTCTCGTTTAAGATTATAATCATTCTTCCTTCTACATTCTCTTGAACAATAAAGCCGGTTCCAGTTTTCACCTTTTACCTCAAATTCCTTTCCACATTTTTGATACTTGCACTTTCTTATTTCTTTCATCTGACACCTCCTATGTTGGGTTAATAATTATATCCATTATACCAACAATTTTTAGAGATGTCAAATGTACTGTAACCACAGGCGTCTACAAGATTAACTATCCACCGGAGGTTCCGTAAGTCCCCTTGTAGTCTGCCCATCCACATGAGTATCTCATATAGATGTAGTAGAGAAGGTTATCAGTCAGGTCTTCTGTTGTCATCTTCGTTCGGGGTTTCTCCCTCCAAACAAACTTCACCTGATGATCGCTATTGGCAGCCAAGAGGAACCAAGCGTCTGCATCAACACTACCCAACCAGTAAGGCCAGACAACCATGTTGATTTCAGTTGCCTTGCGAAGTGCGTTGATAGCGTTGTTTGCATCTTCAGGGTACTTCTCAGACTGGAGCAGCTCGATAGCTTTCTGCTGGAGCTGATGAGGGATCAGGAGAGTCTTTGGAGACTTAACCCACGGAAGACCGGATTCATTTGTCACTTCATAGAAGGCGTTTACTGCTGCCCACAGAGAAGTGGCGGTGAGGTCTGCATCAGTTGATGGCCTGTTTGCCTGAGTTCCACCGGTTTTGAGATCATGAGTGGTATCAAACAGGTACTCAGCAGACGAACGGTTAGAAGATTGATAAGTGGGAACTGCTGCAAACCCGTTAGTGAATATACGGGATGCGTGGTAATTGATGGTAGCTTCAGCTGACTCTCTCATTGAGCCCGGGAATTGACGAATTACACCATATCTCTCATCGGCCTGAGCCTCATGAGTGATTGTGGAGTACATCCCATACGCAATGTGTTCCAGCTCGGTCCACCATGCCTCACCAGCATCAACGCTGGTATAAGCAGCACCCTCATTCTTTTGGGTTAACAATGGATATCCTTTGATGGTCATATATTTCTTGAACTGACTATCGTGGGACTCCATGTTAAAAACCTGTGAGATTACGCTGTCTGGCTGAGCAAATTCCCATGGAGTGAATAAGACTTCATCCAGTCCAGCTTTCATCAGGTTTTCGTTATTGGCACGAATAATCATCGTCTACCTCCTGTCTTTGACGCTATCGAACAAATCCTTAAACGCTTTTATCCCGCCTTTTCCACTCCGTTGCATTGCTGCGTTAAGCTCACGGACATCCGACTCAATCTTATCTGCCATCATGCGAGATTTGGCATCACGGCCTTCCATAATCTTCTTACGGTTCTCCATAGATGTCCTCATCATAATATGACCCGGAATATTGGTAAGTGTATCAACAGGCTGAGATTCCATGCGGTTAAGGAGCTCTTTAGCCATCTGTGCGTTTTCTTTGGTTGTATTTGGGTCGTACATAGTCTTCTTAAGGAATTCCCGTTGGTTGCCAACTCGCTTGGCTGCTTCAGAACTGCTGGCAGCCGGATCGATTTCATAACCTTTCCTTTTGAGTTCCTGAACCCGACGAGGTTTATTCTCCGCCCAATGATAATGCATGTTTGGATCCTTCCCTTCGTACCGGAAAAAGTCTTCAGTCTCAGGAGGTGGGTTATTACCAGCTTTTATCTCTGGCGTATCGGCTGGCTTAGTGAACTTTCCTTTGTCAGACCTAACACTGTGTTTTTCCATTTTCACTTACCTCCAGTTTCAGATTGCAATCGGTTTGCCACATTAGTAAACCTCTCCTCTTTTATCCCCAGTCTACGCATAAAAGACTTCTGACCATCATCAAGTTCTGGCTGATCCCCTGTTGGTGACGGAATGTAGCCAGCTCCTTCAGATGTAAGCCCCTGCTGGTTCTTCAGCTTCAAAAGAGCCAAACGCTCACCTTCGGCAATATACTGTTGCTTTAACTCTTCCATTGTCTTAGGTGGATTATTTGGATCTGAGATAGGTTGAGTTGGCTGAACACCTTGAGCGGTTGGAAGGGCTGGAAGGGTTGGAGCTGGTAGTCCCATTGCTGCATTACTATTCCTAGCAATCAGGTACCGGATGATCTCAGGGTTCCCCTGAGCTTGCTGAACAACGTCGTCCGGAATATTGTAGTAGCTGGACTCAACTTGCTGGAATCCCGGCATACCACGGACCTGCGCCTCTTGTCTCTTCTGATCGAGCACAACCTGCTTGGCCAGCTCGATGATGATAGGGGCAAAAGTAGCGTAAGGTTTATTATACATATCATCCCTTATCCGTTGCTCTATTTCTTCCGGTGTGGCAATAGGTGCTTGCTGGACCTGCTGCGGGGCTCCCTGTGGTTGTGTAGGTGGGGAAGCAAAGCCGAGAGTAGACCAATCGATAGGAGCTTGAGCCGGAGGTGTTTCAGGAGCAGCTGGTGATTCTAGTGGTTCTGGTGGTCCTGCTGCCACATCAATTCTAGCCTGCAACTCCTTGTTCTTGTCAATCTCCTCTTTCAGACGTTCATAGGGAACTGTATCCTCGTGAGGTTTTACTGGAGGTGGTGTAGGTTCAGCTGGCGAGGCTGGTGGAGTAACGCCATCGGCAGGAGGCGAACCTGCTATTACGCCCGGATCGGCTGACGGGACCGGATCTATGTTAACGTCTGGGGTTGTTACTGGATCCATAACTGGCTCCTTGATGAATGGTTAATAAAAAAACGCCTGAAAGCAAGGGGTACAAGACTCCTCACGATCAGGCGTGGCTTAGGCAATACTAAGGTGGACCTACATTTTACATGAATCATTGGGGCCGTGCGACTTGCCACAGCTCCCACAAATTAGGGTTATATTGCTTAATCCATCTTTTTTCTCCTTTGGCTTGGTGACAGAACTGATCCCACCGTCTTTAAACCTAACGTTGACACTACCGGTGTATCGTCCCTTAACAAGCGCTTTAAGTAATCCTATTATCCATTCTAGCACTATTTCCCCTCTTGTCAAGTTTTTGACTCTGCTTTCCCTTTTTCAACCCTGTCTCTCTCTATCCTCTTTGCCTCACTTATGCGAGACTTGAAAAAGTCAACAACCCATTGAATTCCCAGAGCAAACCCACGCTCTTGACAAAATTGAGCGAGTGTCTGGCAACTGAACTCCCCCTTCTTATCACCTTTCTGGATTTTTCCCAATCCCATCTCCGAGAGGGTAATAGCTATTTGCTGATCCAGCACCTGCATAACATAAGCACCAGATTGAGTTCGGATAAAATCCTGAAGGTCAAATCCTATCTTTGCTTTTACTTCTAACTTTTCATCAGGCATAAAGCTCCTTTATCCACCAAAGAAATCTCTTGAATGTATTTATCCTTACCTTCCGTATAGTCTTCGTCTTCTTACTATAAACCAGCTTACTCCCACCGGGCTTTCTCACACTATTCCTCCTTTTACCCCATCCCTCCTCCGAGGGCTTGTGGGGCATTTTCTGTTGGTTGTGGGAGAGCTTTCGTCCCCCCAGTCTGTTCTTCTTGTAATTGGGCCAAGATCTGCTGAGCAATCCCTTGTACCTCTTCTGGAAGAGCGGAGATTGGGATGGATTCTGATGGATGGAGAAATCTCTCCGGGTTGTTAAAGTTGAAAAGCTCTCCAACTACTTTTACGATCTCATCAGCATTTAATCTCCCCCCTGCGATCTGCTGGAATATCTGTAACATCTGTGGGAATGTCTGTTGTTTGGAATATTTACTATGTTCGGATTCAACCGTTGTGGTGGCAAACTGGATATCCATATCGGCAAGCAGGCTATCCTTGTCAATGGTTATGTTCTCCCCATCGACTAGGAAGTCTCTGCCTGCATACACTTCAAATGTCTCACGGAGAAGAGCGTAGATCAGTTGGGAAACAGGACGAAGGGTAACACGATCTGCCATCTGGATGAACAGCTGGAAGCGATCGGATGCTTCTGATAACATGGATCTGACTTCTCCAAACGTCTCTCGCTTGGTTCTGCCTACCCCAAGGTTATATGCGGTGACAGACGAGGCTTTTTCTATTTCTCTGTCTAGGAGCTCGTGGATCTGTTTATAGGCTAAGAGATTAACTTCCTGTGTGACTTCCACATCTACATCTTCAAAATTATCCAGATACCACATAGCGCCGGGTGTTTGAGGAAGATCATCACGAGTGAGATCCGCACGATTTAAAACTTTGGTAATCCCGTTCACGAGCCTCTTGTGATTGTCCATATAGATATTGTGGAGGTCGGTCTGCTCGTTTATAAGGGATTCGACTGATGCGATTGCTGATTTCCCATAGAACTCTCCCGGATTGACAGAGTAGATATTAGCAACGAATGGTTTGAGGTAGACATCCTCATCTGAATACTTATCTTTTACTTTAAACGTTGATGGCTCACAGCGGATGATAACATCTGTCTTGTCATCTGCTTTGTTCTTGAGAGTACCTGTTATGATATACTCACCAAACTTTCCATTCTCATACTCAAAGTCCCCATGGTACTCAACTATGTCGAATATAGGAGACACGTTATCCGTGACAGATGTGTCTGTCCCTGACATCTGAACGGCCTCTTTTTTCTTCTCTTCTTTCTGGGCCTCAAGCTTATCCATGTTTATGTAGATAGGATTACCCAAGGGAGAGACAAATTTCTTTAGCTGTTGGAGATCCCGATTAAACTGATGCATACAGTATCGCATGGACTGGATATCACCGGGCTTCCTAGCCATCGGGTCGGGGAGGAAACTCTCAAGGTCCAAATATTCGATACAGGGCCAGAAATTCCGCATGTATACTTTGCAGATGGACGTACCTTTGACAGGAGAGGATTTAAAAAGCTCGATTGCCGTAAGGTAGAAATTGACACGGCGATCCATCACCCACATGAAGAACTTTTGCTGGTCAGCTAACACTTGAGGCTGGACTTTTGGATGTTTCATAGTCAGCCATGTTGCGACTGAGAATATGGAATTGATCACTTTTGATGAGATAACCTCTGCGATATAGTCAGCTTTCGGGAGGACTAGGTTAGACTCACCTGTAATGCGGGATGAGAGCTGCTCGTTCTTATACATCTTCTGCCATGTATCCCATTTACCTTTTTTGGCATTCACGATTTTCTTACTTGCCTTTAGTCTTTCGTCCAGCGTTTCTTTTGCCCTATCAAGCATTGTCTTTGAAGGAACTATTGAGACTGGACTTTGGTCAGTTTTCTTTTTTCTAGCCATGGTCACTTTCTCCCTTGTTTAAATTTGCTCCACACATTTCCTCCGCCCCTATTATCTCCCCAGTTATCTTCCCATTCTCTATCTTAATGTTGCGAACTATTTGGGTATAGCTTACGCCACAGATGCAGTCCTGTAAGGTGAACAGCAGATCACGATCGCCTAGTTTAAAGCCTGATTTCTTCCCGCATGTTGGGCATTCTATTTCCACTTTCATCTCCCTGTAAATTTATTCATGCCTACTACCTGCCGTTGCGGCCGTCTCCTCTTGTGATGCTCTCTGGCCTCCTGCTCTCTTAGTGACCACATTGCCCAGTTGAGTGAGTATACCGCATCATCATGATACTTTGTCCCGGGCTTATGCCCAAACTTGGGAACGGCCCCATCCATCTGATGTTCAAACTCTTTCATCTGCTTAACGATATATGGGAGTCTCCCACCATTCTTACCGTTCTTCTGATCGTATGTGCTGGGGAGTCCTTCCGGAAGAGCAAGCTGTTCCTGATCGACTATCTGATGGAAGCGGGTAAAAGAACTCACTTGGTTCTTATCGACTGGATGGACGATCTCTGCCGGGATCCCTTTTTCAACTGTCCACTGGAAGAGGTCAGCCGCTTGATATACCTCAAGGACGACATTCTGGAGCCTGTACCTGTTGTGATCTGCAAGGATCGCTTCTTTGATTAATTTCTCACTGGAGTTCTCCATGATCTCCTGATTAAGGAGCACCCAGTATTCTTCCCCTCGTGTCTTTCCTTTTGCCACTGTTGACCAGAAAGTATCGTCCCCATGTTTGGAATATGGAAGCGCACGATCAAGCCCACCTCCAATCGCAAACTTTGTCCCAAGCCTTAATTCCCAGTCCATCAGCTCTTCACGACGAACAGGGGCTGTATAGTTCTCTCCATTTACAACTGCCGCCCCTATTTTCTTAGGATCAAATAACTTGCGAGTTGAGAATATCCAATCGTTATCATGATAGAGAGCGTATTGAGCTGGGGTAAGCTGGGCTTTGCGGGAGTCGAGCCAGCGTTTTGTGACTAGAGGTGAGGGGTTATACCCTCTGATATAGAGGAAGTAGAGAGACGGATCGAGTTTCTGTTCGTGAACTTGATAGAGATGGTAGAGGATGTTAAGTTGAGAAGATACTTGGGAAGGAAGGATAATCTGGCCATCACGAGGGCCTGCTTGAGAAGCAAGGATATTGTAGATCCCCTCGTCATCTGGCGCTGCGTGGATCTCATCTACTACTGCTAGATCAATCCCATATCCCCACGCTGCTGCTTTTGATGATGAGAGGACAGTTACGATACTATTTGTCTTTGGGAGTCTTATCTCTTTATCTAGGATGTTTTCAGATCCTACTTTCTTTAAGAGTTCTGGTGAGTAGCGTATCATGGACTTGAACGTATCGAACACTACTGATGACGCTTGATCCTTGGAATTGGCAGCAACGACCCCCTGCACGTTAAAATGAGTAATAAACCGCCACGTCACAATGAGGGATGCAGTAAACGTCTTGCCGTTCTGCTTCGGGATGCATATAGCAGCTGTCCCATACTTAAACTTCCCGGATGGCAGCTTTCTCGTAATTTCCCGAATGATTTCAGCTTGATATGACCATTCACCTTCCAACTTGACCTTAATTACCTCCTGAGCGGATGATGACGGGATCCAAACGAGATCATTGACGAAAGATACGATATCCTCTTTGTAGTGTGCCCATTTTGCGTCTGATATAGCCATTTGACCTCTATTTTAACAACTTCTTGAGCTTCTTCTGCTTTCTTAACATTTCCTGCTGACTGCGGTATAGGCTCGTTCCCTTTCTCGCCGCTGGGATTGGTTTCCCTGCTCTTTTTCGTTCTGCCAGCATTCCATGTACGCTCCTTTTGAGTTCTTCAGTCTCTCTTCGTGCTTTTCTCACTGATTTTGCCATGACTCTCTCCTTATTTCTTCTCAAAAGCCAAATCTCTTTTACCTGAGCAAAAGTTGTACCCACTTGCCCAGCGGGTAAAGCCAAACTGTTTCAAAATGTTCTCTATGGCAACGTCTAACTCTACATTTACCTTCTCACCATCATAAACAACTCTTAAATCTTTCATGACTCCCCCTTTTCTTCCTGCCAAATACGAAGCGCAACCCCAAAAACATGCGCTTCCAGCTTAATCTCCACTGCTCCTCGTTCTAAAAGGTCCCATACTACTCTCATCACGTCTTTCTGATGCTGTGTCATTCTAGTTCTCCTCCTATCTCCCTGTTTTCACTTTTCCCGTATGCTTAACTTTCCCCATAACTGCCCTCATATACCCAGCTTCCTCCTCATCTTCCTTTTCGACATCTATCAACTCCCTGAATTGCTTAAGTTTCTTATCAAGGAGCGTTTGGAGCCCCACAAATCCTTTTGTTGTGATCTCAGACAGATATTTCGTCCCAAACTTGTTCGTCATGATCACATTGGCCCCTATATCCTCGCTGATATAGGTAGTTATATACTTACTTAAGATCAGGGTCTCACAGATCCCATCGAGTACTATCATCTGGGTCTGCGTGATATCTCCTCCTGCCTCTACTATCAAGCTTTCCCGTACTCCTTTTACATACTGATCAATCTTCCTATAGTTCGCTGGCAGGCTACCAGTCCCCATATACGAAGAAAGAACTTCGGGCACCTTGCTTGCCACCAGTTCTTTTTGATAATGTGCTACTGCCTGCTCTTTAATATCCTTTCCATTCCCTGACATATTCTTGCCTCCCTTTTGCCCGCTCCTCCCATTCCGCCTATAAAGAGGGTGGGAGAGAGGCTGGGATCGGCAACCCCCCTCCCGGGCGCAAGAAACGAGAAATGAGAGAATAGCGGAGCTCATTCCACTTCCTACTATACCACAAGATATTGCCTTGTCAAATTTTTAACGCACGAAATGTGGGAAAGTGTCAAAAAAGAGGCAGATGGGGACAAAAAAGCGCCTAACCTTATTAAGTGGAAAATAGGATCCCAAAATACAACCAGCAGGGGCAAAAAAGTTCTGGCTGGGGACAAAAAAGTGCCATATTGCCCGTTTTCGGCCTAAAATGTCCCAGATATACGCTAAATGCCCGTTTTTAGGCCACTTTTAGCCTAAGTTGGGACAAAAAGCCTCGAAAAGGGCCCTAATTAGCCTAAAATGTCCCAGATAAGCAAAAAGCTAGGGAAAACAGGTGGTTAGACAACTCGATTGGTGAAAAATGGCGTGTGTTTTGAAAGAGACCCTATGCTATAGGGCCAAGGGGGGTCGTGGGGGGCTTCGGTCTCTGGCCTCCGGGTCATATAATCTTATACGCTGTGGGATCGCTGCCTGCGCTGGCTGGTGATGGTGGGTGATGGCCTGATCTCTGGTGGGGTGGGGTGGAGTAGTGGGGAACTCTGATCTGGGGTGGGTGAGGTGATGAGGTGGTAGGTGAGTGAGGTGGTGGAAACTCTGGCCTCTGGCTGGCCTGGTGGCTGGTAGCTCCTGCGCTCCTGATCCTGCCTGCTGGTGGCGCTGGCTGGCTACCTATATATATTATGCTTGATCTGACCTCTGTTACCGGACAGAACCGCAAGCGCAGACCTCCCAGACTTTCCATAAGGTGGGGTATGGAAACGAAACAAGGCTATACTTCCCTTAAAACTCCTTATATATCAACATAGTTTACATAATACTTATTATCAGACACGTATAATAGCGCAGGCAGGCTGCTGGTGGTGGCGCTGGCTGGCTTGACCTTTCCTCTGACTGCTGGCCTGATCGGTCAAATCTGGCTGCGGAGGTTGGCTCAGGTTGGACGATCTTAGGCGGTTAGGTGGGTTAGCTAAGGGGAGAAAGCGTCGATCATCCTATACGCTAATCTGTGCCATATTGACACACTTTTAAACTCTCAACCTAACCTGTTTTTCAAATCTCCTGATATATCAACCACTTGCAGACCTCTCAACTATATCTCTAAGTAGTTGAATTCATTAGAGTTTTTAGCTTTTCAATGGGTGATGAGCTGGCTCTGGAGATGGTGAGATAAGTGAGTTGATCTGAATACTTGGGAGCTTGCCCGGTGGTGTAAATGATAGGTGGTGGCTGGCTTGAGAGGTGAGGATCAGGGATCAGGGGAGGGATGATCAGGATGAGGGATCAGGAGTTGATCAGGGGAGCAGGATCAGGGGAGCAGGCAGGGGAGATCAGGAGTTGATCAGGGGAGAGCTGGCCGGGAGCTGATATCAATATGTCTATGTACATGTATATAGGAACTCCGCTCAAGTGTTTCAAGAGGGGAGAGGTGGCTGATCAAATGTAAGGATTTTTCCTTAAGAAATATATATTTTATGCTTGACAAGTTCTGGCTGGTTTGATAGAATGAGAGATGGTCAGGTGAAGCGGCCGGGGGAGGTGATAGGCGTGAAGGAAATAAAACTAAAATCGGGAACTGGGTTCTGGTGTTTAGACTACTATCCTTGGGGCGGAGATTTTGGACGGTTACAACAAGATGTAACCATAACAGACTATGAATTACTACACTCATATAATGATGGAACACCAAGCCAAATAATAGCCACCATTCAATATGGCAGCCTAACTAAAAAGTGCGGCTTTCAGTTATAATAAAACAGCTTAACAGTTGCTTGCAGGGTTGCCGGGATCATCCGGGAAGGTGCCCGGCTTCTCTGCTGGGAGTAGTTTTCAAGCTGGTGACTGGTGGCTGGTGTTGGCTGCGGAGCTTGCCCCTCTGTGGCAGGCTGGCCGCTGGTTGCCTCTTGTATTCCGGGGGGAGGTGATAAGATGAAAGGAAGCTGGCTTGACTTTATTTACTATGGTGTATTGTTTGCGGTGATTTATTTGATCTCAAGGCAACTGTTTTGAAAGGAGATGAAAAGATGAAAGGTTTTAAAGTTATCTATGGAGAGGATTATATTTGCATAGAGTATAAAGGAAAAGAAGTCTTATACTGGATAGAGGACGAATGGTTAGAAGATGGGAACGTGGTATTTAGTATATGTCATGCTGTTGAGCTAGCTGTAAGCAATCCAAAAGAGTTGTTAAAGAAATTGAAGTCGATGCCTAATTACTTGGAAAGCAGGGGAGTGAAACAAGGAGGAGGTGATAAGAGTTATGAGCAGGACAGGGAGAGATCAGTTTGATAAGGCCGGGCAGTTAGTTAATGGGTTTGATTATGATCTACAGTGCTGGGTTAAAGGTGGGAGAGTGCTGGACTGTGGCCATCCGCTGGGGAGTGATTGCGATTGCAGCGGCCGGAGGCACGCAGGAAGAAGGATTGCATTAGTAAGAAGGCTGGAAAGGCTGGAAGTGGTGAGCGGTGTATTTTTAGGGATGAAAGCGGAGGGCAGGTTATAATCAGGGCGGCGCTGGGTTACGATCCGGCGCACGCTCTTTTTTTCCGGCAGGTGGCCGGGCTGGGCAGATGATCCAGCTTATACCGATTTGAAAAGGGAGGGTTTAAACATGACTAAAGAAGAGAGAATGCTTGTTATTGACTGGATCATAAGAGATATCTTAAACAACCATGAACAAGAACCAGAAGAGCTTGAAGATATCTTAAAACACGGCGCTGAGGGTTACATTAACTTCACCGACAAGGAGTTGAGAGAAGAGTATTTAAACCGAGCAGAACATAACCCGCTAAGGATTAATTTATAAGAAGAGGTGAGCACATGACTAAAGAAGAATACAAGGGATATCAGGAGAGAGTAAGCAAGTTCTTTGAACGTGAGGGGATCAACAACCTATCACTTGCCGGGGGAGTAGAAGAGAGCTTTTTTTCTTCCCGGTCTTGTGACTGTTGCGGGTCGCTGCTGGGCGGGGATCGCTGGCCGGTTAGCGGATGGAATGCTCATTCAAAAGAAATATATTGTTATGATATTTGCCCGGACTGCCGTTATTATGCGGAGTATGGCCAGCTTGATGATATGCAAATGCTGGAGATGGAAGAGCAGGAAGCCGCACGGCTGGAGGGAGAGATTGAGCACTTGAGAAATAAAGCATTTAAAGAGGGAAGCACTATTGAGATTGAAAGCCGGATCGATGATCTGTGCTGCGAGCATTTAGCAATATTTGAGAAGCAGGCAAAAAGAGAGGAGGGCTGAATATATGCGGGGGAACTGGAAAGATGTTTTATACTTTACTGTGGTGCTTGTGGTGTTATGGATAATTGAAAGGCTGCTGTTTTAGTGGCTATAAAAAGGAGGTGAGGACATGAAAGAGAAAAAAGTTTATGTAATTGATTGTGATGATAACGAGGATTTTGGGCAGCGGGAAATGAGGGAAGAGGAGAAAGAAAAGATAAAAGAGAGAGCTAAAAAACTCGATGCGGTTTACTCCTTGCAAGCGTTTCAAGAGGCTATTAATGATGAAAGTCTTTGGCTAGAGAATAGCTTTATATTAATTGATTAAGAGGGCTGGAACATGAAACCAAAAAGCATTAGGCAGTTTATAAGAGAGAACAAGCAGGAGATCGACAGACACATAAAGGAGAAAGTCCCAAACTACCCGGAGCCGCTAAACAACGGGGAGCGGGAAGCGTGGATCATGAACGATGAGGGGTTGTATAGCTGGGCGCAGGTGGAAGGTGTAAAAATCTAAAGGAGGGCTAGACCGTGGGGACTGGTGAACTTATCAGAGAGAACAAAGAAAAGATCGGGCGGGCAATCTGGGAGCAGGAACTTGCCACGATACCGATTGACGAGGACGGGAACATTGACCGGCCTTTCTTCCACTTTAAAAAGGGAGAGGATAAGAAGGCGGTCTGGGACTGGTTTGAAAAAACCTTTAACGTTAGAGTGTTTGACTTAATAAACAGGAGGGCTAGGACGTGAGAGAAGATAAGACAACGTGTGCATATTGCGGGAAGAGTAAAGAGGGCTTGAGCTTTGTAATCGGTGCGAGCAATAAGCCTGATTGGTGCATGGTAGAAGGGACGGGAAAAATGACCTGCCCAGAGTGTTACAACGTGGCGATGGAAGAAGGACAGGAACGGATCAGGAAACATATAGAGGGGCATAATAAGAGGGTTGAGGCAAGCAAGGACTTAAAAGTTGAGATATTCCATGATGGAGAAGAAATAAGAGTGCGGAACGTTGCGGCATTATGGGAAGGAAAGTTGGGGAAAGTGTTGCGCTGGGTACATGATGGGCTTTACGTGGTGGAGGTGGATAACATCACCAAGAAAATAGAGATTTTCCTTGACAGTAGCAAGGGAGAGCTTGAAAAACTTTAAAACGGGAGGGCTAGGACATGGAGAGAGAAATATTAAAGTTTAAATGGACGGTATCACGGGCACGGGACACATACGGGTATAATATTTGCAGCTTATATGTCAACGGCAAGAAGGTGTCAGGCTGTAACGGTGGCGGGTATGACATGAAAGGGACGGCGCTCGGAGCATGGGTTGAGATGAGGTTCAAGGATGAGCTGCTAAAGTTAAAAGAAGAGTTTTATGGCTTGACGTTTCACGATCCTAATTTTGATCCGGGGCTGAAAGAGATTGAAGGGGAAACGATCCGGGAGAGAGAAGACCGGGAAGAGTCTGGGGCTTGAAAGATATCAGGCGTGTTACTCGGCAAGCTCCAAAGTGCCGACTGATAAGCACGTGATCCCTTCAATGGATGGGGCTTGCGGGTTTGGAAGTATGGAGAAGATACTTAATGCCATTGGTTACGTCCTTGAGTTTATAGACGATGGAAGAAAAAACAGCATATACCTTTTACGAGAGATGAATGAAGAGAGAGCAGGAAACTTATAGACATATCCCATGCGTGGGCTGCGGGTACTGCTGCATGAAAGCGCCATGTGCCACAATTCAACAAATACGCTTTGAAGCGATGGGCTATTATTTCTATTGTGAGCTTGAAGAAAAAATGCGCTGCCCGGCGCTATACTGGAATGGGAAGAGGTACTGCTGCGCTTTGGCTGATATATCAAAAGCGGCTAGGCGATCACTACAAATCGGGGCGGGCTGTACCTCTTCCCTGAACAGTTGGAGGGAGGACGTGAAGGAGAGGGAGTAGAAGAGAGGATGATAAGACATGAACATAGTAAAAGGGAGGTGAGCAATGAGGACATTTCAGAACTTTCCACAAGATGGAGTTAAGTGTATCATCTGTAATACTAACATCAATAAACAAGTTGTGCTTATTCCTATTGCTGGCACAGGAGAGGGGTTTAATTATGAAGCTATCCCAGTACATCTAGCTTGCATAGAACTGTTCTACAACTCGGAGCTAAAGATATTAATACAAAAACTAGACTAAAAGGGAGGTGAGAGCATGAGCATAAAAGTTAAGACAGAGGGCTGGATCATGGGGAGGAATGGGCTGGCAAACTTAACGGTGGTTGAGGTGTCAGCTCCTTACGATAGCGGAGGGAGAGAGGTTATAAAGATTGACGGAGTAGGCAAGCGAGGAGTGATCAATGGCGGGCTGGAGATAGAAGCTAAAGTAATGACAGAGCTTGCGGTTGAGTGGTTGACTAAACATACGATATGGCAGGTATCATAAAAAGGGAGGGCTAAGACATGAGTGAGATAGTTGACACGATTGAGTATAAGGGATACACGATTAACATTAAGCATGATTGCGATGCAGCTGATCCTAGAGAGTGGGATAATTTAGGGAAGATGGTTTGCTTCCACCGGAACTATCAGCTGGGAGATGAAAGTTGTTACAGGTTGGAAGAGTTTGACGGATGGCAAGAGTTAGCTGATTGGCTAGTTAAGGAAGAGGGAGCGCTTGTTATCCTCCCGCTTTACCTTTATGATCATTCAGGTATAACCATGAGTACAGGATCATTCAGCTGCCCGTGGGATAGTAGACAGGTGGGGTTTATCTACGCTGACAAGAAGATGATCTTGGACTGTTACGGTGGAAAGAAAGTCACTAAGGCGAAGCTGGAAAAAGTGGAGAAAGGGTTAATATCAGAAGTTAAGGTCTATGCCAGCTGGATAGAGGGCAGCTGCTACGGCTGGACAGTTGACGATCCTGAAGGTAACGAGATTTATGATAGCTGCTGGGGCTACTACGGTTATAAGTGGGATAAGAACGGGCTTAAAGAGGCGGCGGAGAATGCTATTGATTGTGAGATAGTAGATAGGGCGGAGAAGGCGGAGGAGGGTAGATTGTATAAGGTAAAGAAAGCTAAGGCACTGGTGAGAAATAGAGTGCCGTTAGAGAGGAGGTGGGCTTGATGAGTGAGCTAAGCATGGATGAATACGAAACATTGTTTAACAAGCAGTATGGAGATTTGCCAGTAGGAGGATTTCTTAACCCAAAGATAGTTGAGAGAACTAGCAGCACAATAATCTTCCGTTGTCACTACAACAATTTTGAGATGGAAGATGATAGCTGGCACTATTATTTTGACATAGGAACTAAAACGTTTTGCTAAAAGGGAGGTGGGCTTGATGGCAGAAGAAACAAAAGAGGTAGAAGAGCAAAAAGGGAAATGCCCGGAGTGTGAAAGTGAGCTGGTATATAAGGACAAGGATTTTACAGGTGACTTAGATGGCATTGGCCGGGAATGCTATTGCTGTAATATTAGGTGTGGCTGGGAAGGGGTCGAATGGTATCGTTTGTTCTTTACCGGCTTTACTAAAACAAACTAAAAGGGAGGTGGGCTTAATGGATCAAGCAGTAGTAATTGAGGTGATCGGCGGATGTGCTGATTGCACGAACAAACCAAAGGGGATTAAGGTTGCGATTGTTGATTATGATCATGAGAAAGAAGACGATAACTATAAGCCGCAGGTGTATGAAGCGGATGAAGAGATAATCGGAGAGGAGTAAAAGGGAGGTGGGCTTGATGGCATACAGATTAGATATTTATAGCTTGGAGTCAAGCGAGGTATTCGCAAACGAAGAGGCGGCAGATGAAGAGATGGATTATCAGTCAAGAGTGATGGAAAGATTGTGCCGGGTAAGACAGGTCGATGATGGCGAGTTAGATGATTAACTTTCAAAAGGGAGGGCTAGACAATGAACATAAAAGAGGCGATTGAACATTTAGAGAGTTATGATCTAAAAACAGACTGCGCCTTTCATCTATGGCTGCCAGACGATGTAAAAGGGATCGCAGAGGATGAGGAGATAAAGCTAAACAATGAAGAGGTGGGAATGATACTTGATAACATTCACCAGCATACTGATAGTGAACTAGGGATCACGTGGGAAACTATCAGATGCGGCGTTTGTGACTTTGATCAAGAGAGAGGAGGTGAATGATGGTACAGAAAGTTAAGTGCAATATGTGCGGCTGGAAGGGTGATGAAGATGATCTGGAGCATATCCCGGACGGGTTTAGTAAGGCCGGTGATCGTATGTGGCAGGATGCGTGCCCTACGTGTAAGACTGATGAATACTTGATGGACGTGGAAGGAGGTGATTAGATGGCAACAGAAAGGGGCTGGTGGAAGCTAACAACAACAATCTGGATGAACGATCTAACCGATGCTGATCTGGAGCATATCGCAAAGATGATTGTTGAGGGGTACACAGAGGGAGAGATTATAAAGGACAAGGAGTAAGCATATTCCAAAAGGGAGGCGTGAGATATGAAGATACTACCAGAGAGGTTAAAGGAGCTTAACAAAGTTTTAGCTGCAATAGGTAAGTATGGCAGGGATATATCGAACAAGGAGATTATTGAGAGAGAGAAGTTTGGTATGTCTGCATTCTATACGGCACGGAAGAAGTTGCAGTTGCTGGGGCGTATCAGTAAAAGAGATAACAAGGAGGTGATTGATCCATCAGATGTTACGATGGATAAGTATAAGATGGTTGGTGATCCTTACAATAAGAAGAGTCAGCGGAGAGCCAAGTCACTGGCAGGAAAAGGGACGGTTGGCAAGAAGGCAGCTAGGAAGGCGGTTAAGAAGATCAAGGCCAATCCGGGTATTTATATGGAAAGGGGAGAGGGCAAGGTGCATGAAACACTCACCAATCCGATTGAGCTTCCTCTATATGAGCATAAGAGCGGAGCGGAGATATCAATCAGCGGGACAGCAGATGGAGTTATCAGATTTATCAGGCTACTTAAGGACGGGGTATTAGGTTAGCAATTAGAAACTCAAACAAAAGGGAGGACTGGAAATGGACAAGATTAGGATCGTACAGATTTTTCAGGGCATGGATTTGAGAGCGGGGGAGGGCAAATTAACATGGTGGCTATATACCGCAACGAAGTACAAGAAGAACCAGATGGAGCCGGGAGAGGTATTCATGTTCATCAACCGGAAGAGAAATATTGTGAAAGTGATGGCTGCTCGGGGTATACTGACAGAGAGGCTCCCGGACAATCAAACGTGGGACTTCAAGTTGAGAAGAGATCAGCTGCTTAAGCTGGTTGGTCAGGCGTTCGGTATTAACTGGAACATGAGTAGTAAGGTATATACTGATGGACGCAAACAAACCTTAAAGGAGTGAGCTATGGGAGTAGAGAAAGAAGCACTAAAGAAACACTTATCTGATGCAGAGTGGAACGATCTCAAGCGGTGTTTAGAGGGGAATCTTGATCTTTACATGGACTGCGAGAAGCTTTTCGTTAACCTGTGCGACTACTATGCGGACGAGATGCCGTATGGGACAGCTAAGGCGAGGACAGGTGATCCGGATGTTTGGATATTAGAGAGGATTGGACAGTTTATGTAAAAGGGAGTCTTTAGAGTCAATCGGAATGCAGAGGAGAGTTAAAGATGAGCAAAGAGATTAGTTCAGAGAAATATGAGGTTGCGCTGGATAAGGAGAGAGAGGAGTTTTTTGGTAGTATGGAAGAGATCAGGTTAGATGCTGAGCAAGCTGTTGTTAAGTACGGTATCCCGCTTGAAAAGTTTGATGAAAAATGGAATAAGTTTATTACTGAACTTGATAGTAGCTTGGTGGAGAACTTCTCGCTTGACCGTGATCCGGAGGACATGCCATGAGAAAAGGACAGAAACATTCAGAGAAGACCAAGGAAAAACTTAGAGCTAAGCTAAAAGGGAAGATTCTGGATCCTGCAATAGTAGAGAGAAGGAATGCAGTTCGGAGAAGGAACCATCCCTTTTGGCATTCAGAGGAGACCATTGAGAAGATAAGGGCAGCTTCTACTGGAGTGGTACCGTCTGAAGAGACTCGGAGAAGGATATCGTTTAGCTTGAAAAATAGAGAAATGAGTCTTGAGGAGAGAGCAGGGAGAGCTTGGGGTTTAAGGGGCAAGCCACGCAGCGAAGAAACCAGAGAGAAGATTAAGTATGGCATGAAACGCTACTGGGAAAGGAAAAAGTTAGCAGAAGTTAAGGTTGATCAAGAGATCGCTGATAATCTCTCAGAGGTGAGGGGAGCTATTAAACACAAGAAGGAGAGAAGGAAAATAGAAGGAGGTGATGTATAATGCCAAAACCAAGCATTCCTGATAGAGAAGAGGTTTTGGAAATATTAAAAGGGATGGGCTATGAGCCATCTAGGAAAGGCTTCAAACAGTGTATCAAAGAGAGTCTTAAGATTATGTCAATGAGTACGCTGGCCAAACAGCTGGATATTTCTAAGGTTGGCTTACGAGATTGGATGATCAGATTCAAGCTGAAGAACCCTAATAAGCCGGGAGGGAACAATAATCCGGGTGGTTGCTATGGCAAGACGGGTATGAGAAGAAACATGAAAGATGGTTGTATGTGGAGGAATTGATGGGAAGAGCCGTAAAGGGTCCTGAGAGGTATTATCTTGATCTATAAAGGTATGGGGATTAATAAAGGGGAGATCTCTTCTCTCGGGGCAACCTTGTGAGGACTAGGCTATAATATGGAAGGGGTCTCAGGTGTAAAAGGGAGGTGCCGGATGGAAGAAGATGGGAAACATATGGGGATGGAGAATATTCTGGACAAACTGGACGATCTCACTTTGGAGCAAGTTGAGATTTTCAAGGCAAATATGGAAAAGAATATCCAGAGAAAAGTTGAGGAGAAAGTAAAAAGGGAGAAATTTGAGGATCCACGGAATGAGAAAATGATGGGTGAAATCTATCCAAATGGCTAAGCGTTACTTAAGTACTACGTACAGTATACTTTTTGTAACGAAAGCATTACGGTATACTAATAAAATTTGTAAGGATTTTTGAAGGCGATGTTAGTACTCTCGTCGACTATTATCCAACTCAATTTTTTGAGGTGCATATTTTTTTTAAGCGTATACCAGTATACCGTATTACGATATACTTTTGCTCGTAAGTAGTGAAAGTCCTTAGACTATTTGCCAATGAGCGAGATAATTAGCTTAACTATAAAGTAAAATAAAGTAAGTTTTTTTGTAATTTTACGATTTCACTAAAAACAGTTTTTTCAGGGTCATATTTTTTGGCATCGTAGTACGGTATACTGGTATATTGTAATACGGTATATTGGTATATCGTAGTACGGTATACGGTATATTTAATACTGGTATACCCTTTAATCCTCCACCTGCTTCTTCAGTTTTGCTATTATTTCCTTAAACTCAACAGAAATTGCTGATGGCCGTTCACTCACTTTTGCCGCCTCAATAAATACCTCATCTTTCCTTATTCTTTTGTTTATTTGGTTGATCAAAGCGAGGAGCTCAAACTCTTCATGAAGATCCTCTATCGTCTCAGATTTTTCAAGAATCTTGGACATGACAAATGCTCCCAACGAGATTACCGATCTGAGTTGCTGACTCTGGCTTTTCCAGTAACCTTTTGGGGCTTTCTCCCTTATCCCTTCTAAAATATCTCCTAGCACTGGTGTAGCTTTGGTCTGTAAAACAATACTGTGTCCGTATTTGGAATCGCTGGCTTTGACCCCATGTTTCACATAATCCAACATCCTTTTCTGACACTTTGCTCCGTTAAGATCCACTAACTCGCCAACTTCTGTTTCTTTCTTGTCTTTTGTGTGAATACTCTCCTTTTTAACTTTCATCTTGCGCCTCCTCTCTTTACAAGGTTATTTAGTTCATTGCAATAACCTTAACCATCTCCCCTTTGGATATAACTGCCACCTCTTCACCCGGTTCCAATCCTAGACGTTGGATAAATTCATAAGGTATGGACACATAATAGCTGTTCCCTGTTTTCATGATCTTTCTTCTTTTTACAACTATCCGATCTTCCGTTAGTTTTTTAGCTGCTTCCATATTTTTCACCTCCTAACTATTTTTTTCCTTGACATAGTTCCATTTTTATCATATAAATAATTACAAGTCAAGGGAAAATACTTACAAGAGAGAGGGAACAAATGGGCTGCAACTTTCGTGAACGGATCGGTAAGAAAGGATGTAAACATTTTGGTAAACATTTTGGCTCCGGCTATTGCAATCATGAGAAGTCTCCATACTATCGCTGCATAGATTATATTGCAAGCGGAAATTTTAATCTATCTCACTCCCAGAAGGAAACATGGGAGAGATGCCCGTATAAGTGGTACTTAGAGAAGATCAAGGGGATCCGGGTAAAAAGAGAGAGGCAGAGTGTGGCGATGAGAATGGGATCGGAGTTTGGAAGATTACTCTCAGGTAAAGGTGAGCCTGAGTTTTTTAGTGTGGATGAACAGTATAATAAGCAGCTCGTGGATCTGATGGTTAAGATTATAAGGGAGTACGAGATGCTGCCAGACGATGCCGAGTGGGAGGTGGAGTGTGAGAGAGATGGGTATACAGGCAAGATTGACTTTGTGCAAAAGAAGAAGCACCAGTTTGGTGAACTGAAATTTACTACAGATCCTTCCAGATATACAAGCAAACCGAGTGCAGCGCTCCAGCTACAATCATATTTCTACCAACGACCAGACCTAAAAGATGCCATTATGCTACCGGTTCAGGTAAGCAAACTCAAAGATCAGAAAGATAAGGATCAGGACTTAAAGATTAAGAGGATAGAGAAGGATGTCAGGAAGAGGATGAAATTCTACTTCCCGGGCTATGATCCTGATCGAGAGCCACCCAAGTGGGGGCAGAGGTACTCACAGACTGAGTTTGATCTGGAGGTGTTTGCCAAAGAGCTTGCATGGGCTAAGGGAGAGATTAGGAGAGCGTGCAAGGCTGAGTGGTTTACCCAGAGGACAGCTAACTGTGATAAGCCGTTTAAGTGTGACTTCCTGCCGGTATTTTTGACGGGGGGAGTGAACTGGAGGATCTTTGAGATGAAGAAGAGGGGGGAGCGATGATAATAGAAATAGATTGTGACAAGTTTGAGGGTAACAATGATAAGGTAGATTCAAAAGCAGAGCTTTCTATTGAGGCCAACGATCTCCAAATTGCAATAGAGATAGACGATAATGCATATTTCTTTGATAGGGGAGAATTCTTAAAAGCAGTAAGAGCTCTGTGTGAGGATAGTAAATGAACGTTTGCGATCTGTGCCGGGAAGCTTCATTAGAAAAAGAGAAAGTAAAGGTTAGCTTTTATGTAACTACAAAAGTAGGTATACACTTCATAAGTCCTCCTTATGGGCATAGACTTTTAGAGTTCTCAGGTACTAAGGAGATATGCCCCGATTGCTGCAAGAAACTACTAACACTATTTGAGGAGGAGAAATGAGAGTTTGTGACCTTTGCAGAGAAACTTCCCTAGAGAAAGAAAAGGCAGAGATTAAGCTTCGCATTGTATTTAAACAGGGCAATCTCTGGCTACCGGGTTTGCCCGAAGACGACGAATTGCAAAAGCAACTGTGCGATAGAGAGGTATGCCTAGTGTGCTTCAAGAAACTAATGACATTATTTAAGGGAGGAGGTGATAAGGAATGAGGTACAGAGAACTATCAGAAGAGACTACTGGAGTATTTGCCCTAATCTATGGGCCAACGGGGGTAGGGAAGACGGTATCAACGCTTAAGTCGTTACCTAAGCCGTGTTGGTATTTTGAATGTGATCCTAAAGGTGTAGACCGGACACTAAAGGGGAATGTCGATTTCAAGGGAATCAAAAGAGGGCATCCAGAAAGCTACGAAGATCTAAGGAGTGAGATAGTTCAAAAGAAGGATGAGATTACAAAAGATTACCGCTCAATGTTTGTCGATGGTCTTAGCTTCTTTATGAACATTAAACTACTTGGTGAGATTCAGGAGGAGACAGGGGAGGCAAAAGTTTTCGATAGTAAAGACAGACCATTGGTTAATCAAGCGAGAACAGACAAGACAGGGTATGGAGCACTAGCTGCCCTGATGAACAGGTTTAGTGGAATATGTGGCGGAGTAGCAGCTCAAGGAGTGGTGGTTGTGATTGCTGCTCTTCAGGCTGATGATCCAAAATGGAATAGAGAGTTGTCTGCTGGACCATCACTGGCTGGCAAAGAGTTTCCTAAAAACATGCCGGGGTTCTTTGATCTGATTGGTAGAGTGGAAAAGATGGGAAAAAATAAGGACAATAAGCAAATCTGGCCACCGAAAGTTTATTTTGAAAGTGATGAAGAGGACTCATTTATGGCTCGTTGGAGTGGGCCAGCATTAACAAAACCTTATTTGCCGTTAGACTGGGGTCGTATCTTGGCTTATGGCGAAACTAAATAATAATATTTATGAAAGGAGTTGAGCGATGAAAGGTGAAAGCGATAGTTTAGGTGGTGGGTTTGATAATCCTTCAAATGGCTGGCACGCATTTGAGGTTGAAGATGGGATTGAGTTTACCAAAGATAAGGATGGAGCTGCTACTTCTACTCTTGTCTGTTCTATGTCTGTAATTGATGATGATGCAGAAGAGGGGAGAAGGGTTTTTCCGAGGTTTGATCTTACCGATAAGAGAGGACTGAAAGCTCTTGCTACTTTGGTTTACTGGACGAAGCTACATGCAGCGATTGAGAAGCATTTCAAGATTACTGATGGAGCAGGTCTCAAGGAAGAAGCATGGGGAGCAAAATACCTGTGTGTGGAAGATAGTGAGCAGGCAAGTAAAATAGTCGATTCTATTATCTCCAAGATGCCCGGGAAAAGTGTATTTGCTAAGACGCAGAAGAGAGAGGTTATGGTAAAGGACAGGGATGATCCTACCAAGAAAGTACCCATGACATTCTGCAATGTTGTAAAGCTCAGGCATTATGGAGATAAAGAGGTAATGGCGGAGATAAAAGGAAAGAAGACTGAAGGTGGGGGAACACCAGCAAAAGAAGTTACCGGGGATGCTCCTGATGGAGACTGGCCAGAAGGTTAAACACTCTCTTGGATTTAGCCCTCCATAAGAGTGTAGGGGGTTGCCGGTGTCTTTGGGCAGGTATGGTATATCTACTACTCTATACTTTCACCTCGCCCTTTGGCTCCGGTGATCCCTGCATTGATAGGTGTTGGGGGCCGCCGGGGAGCTTTATTACTCATAGAGGGGTAAGATGTTCATCCATACCCGGTGGCCCCCACATATTTAAACGTTGGAGAGAAGATGAAAGACGGATGTTCTGGCTATAAAAACGGCAAGTGTGTGCATGGGTTTAATGTATCTTTTGCTTGTTACTGTAATAAAAAACTTGCAGCTTTTTGCGTTCCAGAATGTTGCCAAATTGAACACTGCGGTAAGTTGTATAACGAAACTGGTGGTAAGCCACTACTACTGAGGGAAGAAGTGAAACATGATAGATAGACTGTTAATTATTTTAGCGTGTACAATACTGGTGAGTTGTGTTTATTTTTCACTTAGAGATGAACTTGAATTTATAAACCTAGAAAGAGAATGCAAGGAATTGAGATTAGAACTGGAAGAATGCAATGAGTTACGTAGAGTTTTACAAAGGAGATAGTGAAAGTACTGTAATATACATGTATATAGGTGGTTTGATGAGAATTAACCTGCCGCATTTTTTGAAAGGAGTGATGTTGCTCCATGTCTGACATCAAAGGGTTGGGATGAAACCGACATTAGAGTACGATAGGGAGAGGCCGAAGATCACGATCCCGAAAGATATGGTTATCATTCAGGACACAAGGGAACAGGTACCTATCTTTACGCCATCGGATGTGATTATAGAAAGAGGGCTTAAGACAGGGGACTATTCTATTGTGGGGTTTGAGGATAAGGTTACGATCGAGAGGAAGAGCATACCTGATCTGTATGGATCGGTAAAGAGGGAGAGGTTTGAGAAGGTGATAGCCCGGATGAAGAAGATGGAGTGGGCTGGGCTGATGATCGAGGGGAAAGAAGATGACGTGATGAAGCAACAGATGTTCGGGAAGATCGTACCGAGACAGGTATATGGGGCTCTTACTTCTTATGAGATTCAGGGGATCCACATATATTATGCGGGGAGTAAGTTGGATGCACAGGACTGGATCTTGAGTAGACTGGTAAAGTTTTGGGATCATTATAGGAGGGGGAAGGATGGGATGAGGAAGAAATGAAACTTAAGGAGACATATAGCCCGTCATGACAAACGCAAGGCTAGGCAAACTTAAAGGACTTCCATTCAGACCGACGCAGGAACAAGCGATCGACTTTATCAACCAGTCAAGCAAACAGTATATTGCTGTGAGAGCACCAACAGGAGTAGGTAAGACATGTCTGGGCTTTGAATCAATCAAGCAACCGTTCTTTTATGTCTGTAGCTCTATCCCGCTCCAGCAGCAGGCAGAAGATGATTATCCTGAATCGATCTTGTTAAAGGGCAGGGGAAACTATTATTGTCCGGATCTTGGTACCGCTGATCTTTGTATCCAAGCAAGTCCCTGTGATGATTGTGAGTATGATAGGGCAAAGTGTGCCGCTCTTTCTAATCCGATAACTATATTAAACTTCCACTACTTTCTCCACGCAGCTAACTTCACCCAAAAGTTCCCGTTACGGAATATCATTATTGACGAGGCAGATAGTATAGAGAGTGTGCTTGTAGGGTTCATCTCTTTTGAGTTTACCGAAGCTCAATTAAAGTGGCTTGGGATTATGGCAGAGATGCCTGACAAGAAGACAAAGATAAGTGTGATGCCAAGATGGTTGGAGTTAAGACATGTGGAAGTGGAGGGTGTGATAGAGGATATTGAACCGGACGTAAAGGATATAATCCGCAGGGCTAAGGGACAGAGGATATCGAAACCTGACACCATAATACTTAAAAGGTGGAAAGCCTTACAGTCTGTTGAATGGAAGCTGAGGTTCTTAATGGGACAGGACCTGTCAAAGAACTGGATATATAAATATGAAGACTGGAAGAAGAAAATCAACTTAAAGCCGATATGGTTGTCAAGGGATCTGGTTGACAGGTTTCTGTTGTCTCATGGGGACAAGTTCCTGTTCATGAGTGCAACGTTGCCGTCTAAAGAGGTGTTCTGTGGGATGTATGGATTTAAATCAGAAGAGGTAGATTACATTGACCTGCCTAACGTGTGGGATAGTGAGAAGAGACATGTGATCTACAGGCCTGAGTATAATTTGAGCTTTAAGAATAAGAATGAGGAGACGTATGGGAAGGTAAGAGAGGCGGTTGTTAAGATAATGGATGAGCAGAAGGGGAGAGGGATTATCCATACGGTATCTTATCAGCTGGCCGAGATAATCGGAAAGCTTAACTCCGGGAGATTGGTCTTGCATTCTGCTGGGAACAAGAAGGATATGTTTGAATACTTTAAGAAGAAAGATGGAGCTATATGGGTGAGTCCGTCGAGTACGAGGGGATTAGATCTGCCCTATGATATGTGTGAGTGGGTAGTATGGCTTAAGGCACCGTTCCTGCATATTCAGGATCCTCAAGTCAATGCAAGGTTGTATGGAAGTGGAAAGTTTGGGAAGGTGTGGTATGCGAGTGATGCAGTCCAGAGTATCATACAGGGATGCGGAAGAGGATTTAGAAGTGAGGATGATTACTGTACGGTGTATATGTTAGATGAGCAGATAGGGAGATTGTTAAAAGAACAGGCCAAGCTATTCCCCATGTGGTTTAGAGATCTGGTGGCGTATGAGTGAGGAGGAAGTATGAAAATAACTGAAGAGCTTAGTACGGAAGAGTTAGAGGCGATTGATGAGGCTGCTGGTATGATAAGAAATGGGCTGAAACCAGCGCTTGCTATCTGGAAGGCCAGTAAGAGTAGTGGGGTGGATACGGGAGTGATTGCAAAGGAACTGGGTAAGAGAGGGGGGAAGAAGAAATCGTAAACTTTATAAAAAGGGGAGGTGGTTATGAATCAGAAGGGTGATGCAACAGCGGGACTTCTAGTAGCACTAGCAATCGTATTGCTTTTACTGTTAATTGCAGGTGGTATGTGGGGATGTCCTAAGTACAATGTTTATGTGAAGGAGAGAGCAGGGTTTGCATCTCTACAAGAAGCGGAGTGGGACAGGAAGATACTGATTGAAGAAGCAAGCGCAAAGAAGTTATCGGCTCAGCACTATGCGGATGCAGAGGTAATCAGAGCAAAAGGTGTGGCGGAAGCAAACGAGATCATTGGGGTGAGCTTAAGGGAAAATGAGGCATACCTGAGATACCTGTGGATTCTGGGATTACATGATGGATCGAGTGAGATTATCTATGTACCTACCGAGGCAAACCTGCCGATACTGGAAGCAACAAGGGGGATGAAGAAGTAAGATGGGAACAATGACACAGGAAGAGAGGTTTGAAAAGCTGTGTGATCAGGTGGTTAAACTGGCGGATGAGGTAGCAGCACTGGCAAAGCTTGTGAGGGAGCTGGAGGTACATGCCAACTTCCAACGGGGCTTTAACACAGGTCAGGGATTTAGGTTAGAGGACATGGAGAAGAGGATAAAAGTGTTGGAAGATTGGAAGAATACTCATGAAAAAGATTGGCTTGGCTAAAAGGAGAGATGCGATGGACACACTGTTACCAAGACTAAGGAATGAGCATGAGAGGTCGATCAGGTATTTCAAGGAAGAGATAGGGGAGCAGGGGTACGGGCAAATAAGGGAGCTGTTCGAGATGTTTAAGCAGAACCCATACCTGAACGAGGAGTACAGGTATAAGCTTGCTATCCTCCTGTCGATCGCACGGTGGGAATATTATAGAGAGACCGGCAAAGAACCGTCGGCAGGGGAAAATGCGCTCTATCTGTGTGGACTGTGTTTGTACCATAACTTTCCATCTACAGGATCATGCCAGTCAAACGGCGTTTGCATATTGTTTGAGCCTGACACCGGCTACCCATGCTGCAAAGAGTACAGGTGTTATAAAAGCGATAGCGGGAAGGAGCTGATTGAGCTGCTGAGAACAAGGTTTCACGAGAAGTATTACCGGAAGTTTAAGTATTATAAGAACGGGGAGGAGATCATGAAAGAGGAAAAGGTGAGAAAGATAACCGACCTAAAGGTTGAGAAGATAAGAGACAATATTATGACACCACTGTTGAAGCGGATCCGACTGGAGATGATGGTGACTGAGAGAGAGGGGATGATAACAGCTAATAGGGAAAAAGATTGGAAGAGTGAGCCACAGGCATACAATGAAGGAGCTTTTATAGACCTTACCAATGAGATGGGAGATCTTTTGAAGGAGATAGAGGAGCTGGAATGAAAGAGCCGCTTATAAATGAGCAACACAGAGAGCGGCACATTTTCCTTCATAAGATGCTGGATGAGTTGCTGGCTGATTTTATAGAGCATACTGGGAAACATCCGAGCAAGACAACGCTTTATGAGTTGATGGAGTGGTCGAACGAGCAGGTAGCCAATCCAACGGAGAAAGAGTGATGGAGATCCGAGCGAAATATGGGAGTAGGTAACGTAAAGGGTAACGTGATACTGGTACCAGTAGAGGTTTGGTTTGGTT